TCAGAACTCAGAGTTTAAGATGGGTAAAGATTATAATGCGGATGACGTAATGGCCGAGCCAGTTCCATTTCCTAACCAATTGTTGTATTGTTCTTCTGCGGGACGTACCGATCAATATTTCTTTAAAAAATATAAAGAATTTTCTTTGCGTATGTTCGCAGGAGATAAGCGATATTTTTGCGCAGATATTTCCTGTGACGTTATTATCAATGCAACAGTGCACAATAAATTGTGGCCGGTTCCATTGTTGACTCAGGAAAAAGTTGATCAAGCTATGCGTGAAGATAAAGAAGCTGCCATGCGTGAATATAGAAACATATTTACATCAGAGGGTGGCGACGGTCAAATTATTAAACGAGCAGCTATCATCAGAAACTCAGTAACCAGACCGCCCAAATTAAAAAATGAAGACGGTCTTAGTAAATGGGCGCTTTTATATGACCCTGCACGTTCCAAAGATAACTCTGTAATTTTATGTGCAGAATATTATCAAGATCCAGTTGTTGGGTGGAAAATGCGCATACAAAATGTTGTCAATTTAATTAATTTAGAGAAAAAGCGCAAAACGCCTATGACTACTCCGAACCAGATAAAGGAGCTTAAGAATTTGATATTGTCTTATAATGGCGAAGGTCGCGCTGATTATGAAAACATTCTCAGCATTTGTATTGATGCCGGTTCTGGTGGTGCGGGAGTTAATATCTCCGACTTCCTTTGGGAAGATTGGGAAGATGAAGATGGCAACGTACACAGAGGATTGATAGATAAGGAATATAGTGTTGAAGAAGCACCATTATATCCTAATGCCATTACAGACAAACTACATCTTTTACAACCTACAAAATATAAAGCGGAAATGTATAAGGCGCTTATCGAAATGGTTGATATGAATTTGATCGAGTGGCCGAGTGAATATGATAATCGCGGATATATTACATTAATGTATGATGTTGATATTAAAACTGGTAAAAAGATACCTAGATATTCCGATCCGACTGAGAAGGAAGTCAAGGAGTTGTCTAAAAAGGGCATAGATGTAGTACGAGAGCAATATCATTTAGACGCCGATGAAGAAATTGCATTAAAACAAATTGATGCAATGAAAACAGAGTTGGTGAATATATATAGATTTAAGCAATCAACAGGAAACGATAGATTTGATTTGGCTCCGGATAAAGTTGGAAAACTTCACGATGACCGAGCATATGTTGCCGCAATGGGAGCATGGGTATTACAGCAACTGCGTCGTGAAAATTTAGTTACCAGAAAAAAGAAAGATCCGAGCGAGATACTTTCTAAACTTGAAGTTTCTGCCGGAAAACATATAGATAAAATATTTGGATAAAGGACGGTGAGGCCCGTGGAAACTAAAGAACAAATTAAATTGCTGCAATCAGAAGAAGAAAAGAAAAGGGCTTTATTTGCCGAACAATTGAAAAATGCTTTACAGCTGTTCGATCCGGAGAATCCACCGAATAGAACAACGACCACATATAGTAGAGACACTTTAAGAACATATTTGCGAAATCCAGCCACTGAGTCTAACAATAAACAGTTGCGTAAGTTAAGCAATTATTTATATACAGTTTCACATGTTTATCGTAGGATGATTAACTTCAAGGCCCAGCAGATTAACTGCAAAACTTGGAGCGCATATCCAATCATTGATATGGTTGAAGAGAATGACGAAGAATCAATCCTCAAAGAATATGGTCGCGTAGTTAATATCGTAACTATGATGCACATGGAAACTCAGATATTGAAGGTTATGTTGCACGCGTGGAAAAATGGCGTGTTTTATGGTTATGTATATGGAGATCCAGAGGGAGAAGGAACCTTTTATATTCATCCTTTAGATCCTGATTACTGTAAAATATCTTGCGCCTCATATGACCATGGTGTGCTTGGTTTCCTTTTTGACATGTCTTATTTCCGAGGAAATGAAGATATGCTGGAATATTATGATAAGGAATTTACTACTTTATATAATCAATATCAGAAAGATAATGTGAAGTGGAAGCAGCTTTCTTTGGAGAGAACAATATGCATTAAAATAGATCCAGATAATTTGGATTATGCAATTCCTCCACTAAGCGGATTAATGGAACAGATTATTTCTTTGACTGATCTTCAGGCAGCACAGAACGAAATTGATTCACTGCAAAATTATAAAATGGTTTGGGGTAAATTGGACACAATTTCTGGAACAAAGAGTCCAGACGACTTTGCTGTGGATTTGGATTTGGCTTTAGCATTTATGAAAAAACTTAATGCCTCATTGCCAGAAAATGTTGCATACGCTCTGTCTCCTTTGGATCTGGATGTCATAGAGTTTAAAGATAACGACGCAAGTGATAGCAATGTTTTAAGTAAAGCATATATGAATGTTATTGAGGCAAATGGTTCTATTGTAATGAATTCCAATAAAATCACGAATTCAACAGCATTTAAGATGGCTATGCTTTCTGAGTGTCAGGATGCTATGGCTCCAACTACGCAAATTAATGCGTGGTTAAAGTTTTATTTGAAATATAATCATAACGTAGAAACTATGGTTGTTGAATTTTCAGATATTTCTCCATATTTTATGGATGATGAAATTGAAAAGTATATAAAAGCAGCCGGTCTTGGTATTCCCTTAAAGACGGAGCTTGCGTCAATGATGAAGGCCAATCCTCAGAAGAGCTTTGGTATGGATTTCCTTGAGCGCCAACTCCTTGGACTTGGAATTGATAGATGGAATAATCCTCTCGTGTCATCGAATACACAAAGCGCAGATAGCGAGGGCGGTGCACCAAAAAAGCCAGAAAGTGAACTTGGTGATGAGGGTGTAGAAGACAGAGATCAGGATAAGAATACAAAATGATTAAAGAGGTATTGCTACAATGAATAATTTTATTAAGACGACAGATAAACCAACTGCAGATAAATTGATAGCAGAGGGATTTAAGCTCGTGTCTCATATTGGCAATGTCTATACTTTTTTAAATGAGAGTCCAAAGAATTTCAATTTTGAAGAAGTTAAAAAGAATATTGCTTATACGAATATGTTGAGTTTGTAATGTCCTCCTGTGGACTTGCAATAAATATCACTAAAGAAAGGAGGATAAGACAATGGCAAAACAAATTTTAACTCTTGATAATTTATATCAGTTTTTTGTACAACAGAATAAATCTGTTAATTTTAACTCTAAAGAGTCTGGTACGCCGATTATTGTTACAACGCAAGGATACTTTGCGACAGAAGAAGATGATATGCCTGGCATGCTAAAATTAAAGCTTAAGGTTTGTCATACTGAAACTAACCGTAATGGTAGTCACATATCCAAAGAAAATATGGAAAAGGCAATGCCAACCTTAAAATACCGTCCAATTTTGGCGTATATTCATGAGTTGGAAGATGGCACCAAGGACTTTTATGCTCACAATATGGAAATTGTAGAGAATGAAGACGGAGAGACTGAAATTAATTATTTAGAAAAACCGGTTGGCTGTTTTACGGCAGATAACCCTTGGTTAGAGTATGATGAGAAAATGGATAAAACATATGTTATGGCATATGCTGTTATACCAGAGGGATATACTGAAACGGCTGATATTATTAGAAGAAAAAATGGAACAAAAGTAAGCTGTGAACTTGTTATCAACGAGCTTGCCTACAATGCCAAAGAAAAATATCTTGATCTTATTGATTTTTATTTCAGCGGAACCACTCTTTTAGGGGTAGATGATAGAGGTAAAGAAATAGGTGAGGGCATGCTTGGCGCAAGAGGCGATATTGATGATTTCTGTCACAAGGAACCTAAATTTGCATATCAAGACAAAATGATTGAGGTTTTAGAAAAGTTAAATACGACTTTATCTAATTTCAATAAGGAATCTGATAAGAAAGGAGGAGATGTTGAGATGAATAAATTTGAAGAACTTTTGATTAAGTATGGTAAAACCGCAGAAGATATAACCTTCGAAATTGAAGGACTTTCCGATGATGAACTTGAGGCAAAGTTTGCGGAGTTATTTGATGATGATAATTCTGATGACGGCTCTGATGATGGTGCAGAAGGTTCTGATGAAAATGGAAATGATGATAACGGTGACGGAGAAGATGCCGGCAGCGATGATTCTGGCGAAGATGATTCTGGTGGTGAAGAAGGAAATACTTTCGAATCAAGAAAGTCATATTCCACTGATGAGAATGGCAATGTGACTATTACTTTTGAAATTTCTCACGAAGATATTCGCGGTGCATTGTTTAATCTTCTTGGCGTTTATGAAGAAGAAGATAACGAGTGGTATTGGGTAACCAATGTTTATGACGATTATTTCATCTTCGAAAACTGGGCTGGCAACAAACTGTATAAACAGCCTTACTCTGTAGATGGTGACAATGTTTCTCTTTCTGGAGATAGACAGGAAATGTTTAAGATGATTCTTACTGAATCTGAAAAACTGGCTATTGAAAAAATGAGAGAGGATTATGCTGCTCTTGAGACGGAGTATAACAAACTCAAGGCTTTCAAGGATAATTTTGATGCTGCGGAAATTAAGGAGAAGAAGAATGCTATTCTATCTAGAGATGAATATGCTATTCTTGCCGAAGATGATGCGTTTAAGGCATTAAAGTCTGAAATGGACAAATACTCTGTTGAGGATCTAGAAATCAAAGCAGATGTAATCTTTGCAAAGTTTGTTAAAGCAAATGGCGATTTTGCTTCTAAAGATAAAGAAAAGAAGCCTATGGTCATTGGCTTTGGTTTACAGAAAAAAGAGGATAAGAAAAAGAAAGCATACGGAAAACTTTTTGATAATTAAACAATACAAAATGATTATCAAGGAACATTGATATGTTCTTTTTTAATATGCCTATTACTTTAAATAAATACAAAATTAGGAGGAAAATAATATGGCACAGGATTTAATTAATAAGCACTGGGTCGCAGAGATTTCTCGTGTATCTGCAGTGTATGGCGATGGTCACATCCTGTCTGGAGAAATGGACAAGGATAGAGATAATGGCGAAATCGTAGCTCTTGGTGACTATAAGGCTGGCGAGTATTACGCAGTTGGTGCATTTACAGGCGCTTTTTCTGCAAAAGTTATCGAAATTGTTTACAATATGGGTCGCACAATGGTTAGATATGAACTCCAGGATGATTGCGATGGCTATTTTGTACACAACCCTGAGACAATGGAGAATGACTTCTTGAAGGTTTATCAGGAACTTGAGAACTACTACAATGCAAAGGGTAGTCGTGCAAGAATGTATCCAATGAAGAAACATGACGTATTTACTGTATCCGTTACCGCATTTGGACTCAAAGAGGGCGATCCTGCTCCTGCTATTGGCGCAACCGTTTCTTGGTCTGATGAAGCTGGCTATACTGTAGCATAATTGAAAGGAGGAAATGAATTATGAAGAATCTAATGATGTTTAACACAACTGTTCAGAATGCATTTGAAAATGATAATGAAAATCTTGTTTGTTTCGCTGAGCTCCTTCTCGATGCTGCTCGTGGTGAGGTAAAGGATTATTCCGCCAAGGAGGCTAATCAGAAGATCGTAGAGAAGTTTAGAGCTGCTCTCGGCATTGAGCCCACTGATAGACCTCAGCATGTTAGACGTGCTATCCGCGCTAACAAGGATCTCGTGTTTACTCTGATTGAGGAAACCGTTGAAGAAATGATTATTACTGGCTGGATGGAGAATCCCTTCTTCATGCAGTTTGTTGAAGTTAAGAACCTGGCTCTTGGCGATGAGAATGACTTCTACGTTGAAGATGATTCCATCCTGAGCGTATCTAAGGTTTCTGGTAACCACCACAACATGATTAGACAGAGACTGGGCGCTGGACGTCACTTCTCCGTTGCTGGTGAGTGGTTCGGTCTGAAAATTTACGCAGACTTTGAAAGAGTTCTAACTGGTGCAGAAGATTGGGCAGCTTTCGTTTCTAAGGTTGCAGAGGCTATCAACCGTTATCTGTATGATGCTCTTTATGCTTCTCTGAGAGGCGCTAAGGACAGCCTTGGTGCAAACTGGGTTAAGTCCGGTGCAATCGACACCGCTAATAAGTCAACTCTTGTAAAGCTTTGCCAGGATATTTCTATGGCAACCGGTTCTGAAGTAACCATTTTTGGTGCTCGTACAGCTCTTTCTTCTCTGACCGCTATGGCAGATGTAAATTGGGCTCCTGAATCTGTTAAGGAAGAGTATTACAGAAATGGTGGCATTCTTGGTAACTGGGAAGGCTTTGCTGTGGCTGAAATTGGTCAGGGTCTAAAGCGCGGAGCTGGCATTAACAGCGCTTCTGTTGAATATATGCTTGATACCGATAGACTTTATATCATTCCTACTAGCGTTGTGAATAAGTTTATCAAAGTTGTTAACTATGGTGAGACTCAGGTAAGCACCGTGACAGATAAGGATACCAATAGAGATATGTCATATGAGTATGAAGTACTCTATAAGATGGGTATCAATGTTATTCTTAATACCGTCTTTGGTGTATGGGAAATCGTCTAATTGATTAGATAAATAGAGAAAAAGGAGAAAACATTATGGCAAACGCAAAGAAAACTGCGGCGCAGGTAGAGGAAGTTGTAGAGGAACAGGTTGTGGAAACTCCTGTTCAAGAAATTAAGAAAACTAATAAGCCAAAACATGATCCGAGTGAACTAATCTTATGTAGAAGTGTTCGCTTTGGTGAACTTAGACTTATTGGACCAAAGACTCGTATGCCTTATAGCTGGGCAAACGAGGGAGACGTTAGAGAGGTTGAATATCAAGACCTAGTGTCTTGGAGAGCACTTCATTCTAGATATTTATTCGAGCCAATGATTATCATTGAGGACGAAGATATATGCGAAGAATGGAAGGCAGATCTCGGAGACCTTTATGATAACATTCAACAGGTAAATCTTAAGGAAATATTTAAGCTTCCTATGAGACAATTTATTGCGCAGCTCAAAAAGCTTCCTGATGGTATGAAATCTACTGTACAAAATATGGCATATTCAATGATTCAAGATGGTTCTCTTTATGACTTGAGAATGATTAAGGCCATTGATGAGATTTTAGGTACGGAATTAAAAATGATGATCTGATGTAGGAGGTGCCTTGAATGACCTCTTATGCGAGTCTATATGAAAAGTGTTTATCAAAGATTGAAGATCCAACGTTGGTAACATTACCGGAGGAAGATCTTGAAAATATGCTACATGGATGGTTAATGAGCGCGGTTGCGAAGCATCGTAAATGCACACATGATTTAACCAGTCGTGACGAGAATCTAAAACAGTTTAATTCTGATTTAACAGATATTGAACAGGAGATTCTTGCAATTATGATGGTTAGAGAGTGGGTCAGTCAACAGCTTCATAGCGTAACGTTAACCCTCCAAGTGTTTTCTGGCAAAGAAGCCAAATATTATTCGCAGTCACAACATATCGCAGAACTGCGCGAATTAGATGAAAGACTGCGTATAGAAGCACAAAAACTTTCTCGTGATTACACTTACATAGATAATGAATATTTTGATGATTGAGGGGTGTTCGTATGGAAACTTGTTATGGAAACATCCCGTCAAATCAGGTTGAGAAGCAAAAAAAATATTTTTATGGCAGTCTTATAGATCTGCTTTATAAGCAGGAGGAAGGATATCCACTTTTGGATGTTCGAATTCAAACGCTAATAAATCAAATATATGGCTCTAATAAGCTTTTTAATTTTCAGCCAGAAGTACTTTCAATTGTTAGTTTTTTAGAAACGGCTCGAAGAGAGCCTACACAATTCCGCAAATGTATTCTTGATGCCGCAAATTTAGTTGATACATTGAATGGCGGTGATTCCAATGTTTGAATCTTATAAAAACCGTATGGCTCATAGAGGCAGAAATATGAGTGAAATGCTTCGTATGCAGTCCAATATGGTAATAGAGCAGACTTGGACGCGAGATCCTAATTATAGGCAAGTTTATGTTGTTAAAGTGAATAGTGGTTTGCCAGAAGTTACCGCAGCACATGAACTTATTGATGCCAAATTCAATATAAAAACTTATCAATCAATTACTTCAGATGAGGTTTCTTACCTGTTGCAATTTAGGCATGGAGAAGAAAAGCGGAATCCAGATATTGCTTTAGGAAGTTATGTCTATATGGAAGATGAAGACCATGAATGGAAGTGGTGGATGATTTGCCATTTAGATGAACGTCCTTATTTTAGGCAATATCAAATTCTTGAATGTAATTGGACATTTGGTTGGGTTACTGGTGGAAAGATATATCATTGCTTGGGCGTACAAAGAGTACAGCAAAGTTACAACTCTGGTAGTTGGGATGGCGACCGATTCACATTCGTGGACAATATCACGTCCGCATGGCTGCCTACAAACAATGATACATTGACGATTGGTTACAATCAGAGGTTTCTGATTTCAGATCCTCGTAGACGTCCTCCTTTAGCGTGGTCTACAAGTAAAATTGAAGATACACAACCAGAAGGATTAACAAAACTTAAGTTTACGCAGGAAAATTACAATCCAATAACTGACAATGTTGATCTGATGTTGGCTGATTATTGGGGTTCAACTATTGAACCGGAAGTTCCGGAGCCAGAAGTTGAGATTCTTGGAACTGCCGCAATTACATATAACGGAACTACACCTACTCTTAAAGTTGGTGGAAGTTTCAAAATATTTACTCCGTCATTTAGTACTGATGGTGTAACGCCACAATCGTGGACAATTAGTGATGAAAATGGCGCAATTACTTCCGATATGGAAGATTACATCATAGAATATGACGGAAATAAATTAAAACTTAAAATAGCACAAAAGTATGAATTAGTTGGAAAAGTGCTTATTATTCAAGTTATTGGAACGGATGGAAGTAGCGCAGAATTGAAAATGGAGGTGGTTGGATGATTAGGGATATACAAAATATCGATGACGATATTGTTCGTAAGAAGCGCATTATTTCAGAGATGATTTATAGTGATCCTGATATTATTGAAGTTTTGGAAAATCCGGAACTTGATCCAAATTGCCCCGAAGAATATTTGTATACTAATATATATCCGTTCGTCCGCATTCCTGGTACACAAGATGTGTCGAAGAGTTTTATAACATTTATGCTTGACGACATGGAAACTGCTCAAACCAATAAAGCGATGAAATCACAATTTCTTAAAGTTGTTATATTTGTACATAAAGATTTAGTGAAAACCAAGTGGGGTGCCGAAAGACATGACTTACTAGCATATCTAGTGAGAGACGTTTTTCATTTATCTAATAGTCTTGGTATGCAGCTTAACCTTGTATATAACCGCGAAGGAGTTACAGATGCAGACTATTGTACAAGAACTTTGCAATTCGAGATGACGACTCCTAATTCTATAAAACCATATAAAACGAATCCATATGAAAGAAAGTCTATTGTAAACAGACAAGACAACTCACTTCAGAGAGATAGTTTATGAGTAACGAAAATTTGTTAATAGCCGACGAACTGTCGCTATATTTTGGAGATCCTTATGTAATTAATGATTATATTACCATTACAATCCCTAAGATTGGGGATCTTGTAAAATATGGCGAAAGACAATATTATTCTATGTTACAAACTATTACTGCAATACCTTCAGAAATGAAGTCTCAACTTTGGGATATGGGAATTGATTGGACTGCTATTACAGACTTTCAATTATTTATGATGTTGGCCCCAACGTTACCGCAAGATAAAACGTATATTTTGTTTGGAGATTTTGATTTTCAAGCTATGAAACCATTTGAGAATCGTCAAAATGATACTGTCGTGTTGGCAAATCCAGACACGGGAGCGATTATTGATGAATTGGCATATGGAAAGATTAGTTCATATCTATGTTCGGCTCACAGCTTGACAAAAAAAGTTGAAAAAGCCGCCAACGAATTTACAAAGAAATTTATGATTGAAGAGGATAGACAGAAGCAGGCTTATAGTCAGAAGCAAGAATATAAGTCGTTTTTGAGACCTTTGATATCTTCGGTAAAATGTCGTATGGGCTATACTTTGGATTATGTAAAAAATATGGGATTGTATGAATTTATGGATGACTTATCCAGATTGCAGGTTATTGTAAATACCGATGCTTTATTGGGTGGAATGTATTCTGGAATGATTGATACAAAAAAGATAAATAAAAAAGAATTTGATTGGTGTAGAGAAATCACCAAATAAATTTCTCATATTGGATAAATGGGCCTATGGCTCTTTTTATTATATAAACAATTATTATTTATTTTTCTTAAGGAGGAAAATATTATGTTCGATCTTAATAATTTTGTAATTGACAGAGTAGTTCGTGGTATTGCTGTTTCTCAGGGTGATAACACAAAACTCGGCATCAAGGCTGGTGACGTTCTCTTCTCTATCAACCAGATTACCAACCCTTCTCTGAGCTGCACCTCTGAGTCTACTGACGCTGTTGACGCTCTGAATGTTCCTATCGCTACGTTCTATCGCGCTAAGACAGCTGAGTTCAGCGCTGAAAATGCTCTGTTTGATATGAACCTGCTTGCTACTCAGGCTGGTACTACTAAGAAGATTGCTTCTTCTACTGCAAAGATTGAGGCTCCTTGCTTCCAGACGGTAGACGTTACTGAAGCTACTACTTATACTCTCACTCACACACCCAAGGCTGATCCTAAAGTTTATGTTCTGAACGGCGATGGAACTCTTGGCGAGAAAGTTACTGTTGACACCACTGCTGCAGATAAGAAGATTGCTATTTCTGGTAAGACCGTTACTGTTGTAATTGGTGAAGCTGGCTATAAGGCAGGCGATCAGCTCTTCTTCATGTATGACTATGATGCTGACGGTGCTGAGGGTAACGGCGCTGTTGAGGTTGCCAATACTGCTACCAACTTCCCTGTTGGTTGCAAGTTTATCATGGAGATCCTTGGCGCAGATGTATGCGATCAGACGAATCTGATTTATGCATACTTAATCTTCCCCAATGCAAAGCTGTCTCCTGATTTCGACTGGTCTATCGCTACTGATAGCACTCACCCCTTCTCTATGAGAGCAATGCAGGAGTTGAGTTTTACTTACAATGTAGGTAAATTCTTACTTAGCTCCCGTGTAGCGCAAGCTGCATGAAAAATTACAAACTGAATTGCTGGAAAGTCCTAAAGCTACATTAACTACAGCATATGAGTGAAATATATCAAAGTGCGAATGTTACGAAAGTAGAAAAAATAATGTAGATGGTATATGGTTAAATCCTAACTACTGTTTAAAATGGATAATCAGCAGCCAAGTTCCGAATAGGAAAAGGTTCAACGACTAATTGTAGGGTCAAGCGATCCGAAGTGGTTTGCTCCTCGACAGAGGATGAAGATATAGTCTGTTCTTACAAGAAATTGTAAGGCGTACTTAATAGTACCGATTAAGCGTAGCGAACTTAGTTAAACATAAAGATTGCGATAAAGAGAAGAAATTGTTCTCCATTGTTATTCCTGAATAATTTTTGAGAATAAAATACTACAAATATTGTTAATACACAATACAAAATGATTGTAGTATAATATAATTATAACAAAATAAATGAGGAAGTCATAAGCCTTATTGACACGAGAGCGGTTTTACCTATACCGCTCTCTTTTTGTTGTTTTAAAATAATGATTAAAGGAGTGATCTCGAATGGCACGTGGAAATAAATATACCTGTGCTACTTGCGGTAAAGAATATGAATTCTGCCCCAAGTGTGCAGTAACCAAACCAGCTTATGATGCAGAGCGTTATTGTTCTAAGAAGCACGCCGATATCTTTGAGATTCTTTCTAAACACGGATGTGGCCTTGCAACCGCAGGCGACACATTGAAGGCATTAGTGCCTTATAATACTGACGCTGAAACACTGACTCCCTCTATTCGCAAGCATATCTCTACCATTAAGGCAGAGTCAAAGCCTGCAGTTGAGATTGTCAGACCAAATGTTCAGCCTGTCAATAATGTATAAAAGAAGTGATTTTATGTCACTCAGGAGTAATTTAATAAAAACATAAGGAATACCTTACTCCTATTAAACGAGTGCGAGGTATTCCTTATTTTTTTGCAAAAGGAGCATACATAAATGATAACAAGCAAGCTAACCGGGCGTTCTTATGAGCCCTCAAATAGCAAAATATTATGGATAAAAAATTGCCAGCAGGTAGCAACTTATTTGTATTATGATGCATATTTGTTCGACGATCTGCTGGATGTTTTATCTACAAAGAAAGATGGAAAACTTGAGTTGACTTGGGTTTTTGAAAAAACTGATAGGCTGAAGTCACTTTATAATAAGTGGAACACACGAAGCTTCACTTAATCTTTGAAGAAAGGAGTTGATGTGAAATGCTTATACTTAAATTTTCAGTAAGAAATCAACGTCTTTCACGTTTTAATTCAGCTACTGTTGCGTCAAATTCCGTAGGTTATCTGCATTGTCAGTTTAATTTTTTCACTGATGATTGGAATGATGTATCTGTGAAAATGGCGAATTTCAGTTATAAAGGTAGAAATTATCCTCGTTTAATTAATGAAGACAATATGTGCGAAGTGCCGCCAGAAGTAATTAAGCCAAATAGTTCATTTAAAGTTTCTGTTTTTGGCGGCGGAATTACAACTAATACAATCACTATTCCGGTGGAAGATAGCGGCCTAACGTCATATGACGATGGAAGCGCTTCTGCACAATATTATAACGAGATTATAAATAAATTGACTGCGCAAATTGATGAACTAAATGATACCAAGGCTGATGGTATTATACGCAATGAGGAAGACGGCACCATTCAGCTTGTTGCAGATGGCAATCCTATCGGAGATAAGGTTGGTATGAGTGAGTGCGGCATTGCCAAATTTGAAGTTGATGAGAACGATAATATAACAATCACAATGAATGATGGTCGTGTAATTGATCTTGGTCATGTTGCTGGCGCTTCTGGTGCAACATTTATACCGCATGTATCTGACGACCTGATTCTAAGTTGGACCAATGATGGCGGTCTGGAGAATCCGGAACCTGTTGACCTTAATCCATTTGATGAATGGATAGATGATGACGGCGAATTAGAAAGCGACTATATTTGGGTAGACGAATAAAGAGAGGAGTGATGACGATGGCTCAAAATGTCTTATTTGTTCGTACAACAAAAGAAAAACAAATAAACCGAAAACAATATAATCCTAACGCGTTATATTTTTGTGTTGACTCTAGAGAGTTTTATCGCGCCAATCAGCTGCTGACCGATGGTGTAAGAGTTGTTGCGTCCTATGATGCATTGCCAGCATTTAATGTGGCGGCAGATGGCATTCTTTATTTTGTTGAAGACACAAAGAACGGTTATGTGTTGAACGCAACACGTGATGGTTGGCTACAGGTGATTTATGCGCCAAATGATATAGCGCTGGAAGACAAAGAGGAAATTATAGTAACAGTTAAAGAAGAAGTTCTAAAGACTGTTTATACAAGAGAAGAAATTGACAACCTGATTTCAGACGATGTTAAGTCTATTATGTTTGCCGGAATTGAGATGACTGAGTCAGATGGCGTGTTTAGCATTGATAAAGACGCCGCTCTAAATGCCCTTGGCCTTGGTGACATGGAGCAGGTAGAAGCAAATATATTGAAGTCTATTACTTTCGCTGGCACAGAAATGACCGAACTTGAGGATGGTGTTTTTGGCATTGATAGAGAGGCTGCGCTGAATGCTCTTGGCATTAGCATACCGGAAAGTGAAAGCGGAGAGCAGGAAGTAATAGCGACGGAATCAGTTGTTACTGAAAAGGTCGAGGAAATGTCTGATGAACTCAAGACATATATAGATGAACAGATTAAAGAAGTAGAAACACCTACTGAAACAATAGATTATGGGGAGATCTAACACATGGCGACACTACAACTAAAACGTGGTACTGCTAGTCGCTGGTCTGAGTTGAATCTGGTGTTGGCGGCTGGTGAGCCCGGCTTTGTCACAGATGAAAACAGACTCAAAATTGGTGATGGTACTACCGCATGGAATGACCTTCCTTATGTTGGCGAGAGTTGTGTAGTGAATGCAAGTACACGTTATGACTTCCCGTCTGTAGGAAAGGCGAATGTAATTTATAAAGCAGAATCAGAACAGATGATTTATCAGTGGAATCCTACGGCACTTAGATATGAAGCACTAAATAGTGTGGAATCCGACGTGCCTTTGGAGATAAATTTAATTCATGGAGGTAACGCAAATGGCAACTCTTAATACGAGAATTATTTTAAGAAATGATTCTACTGCCAACTGGGAAGCCGTAAAGGCAGACGACAGTTCTATCCTGCTCAAGGGTGAAGTTGGCGTCGAGTTCAATCCAGATGCTACAAGCACTGGCGCAGTCACCAAGTTTAAGATTGGTGATGGAGTTAGTAGATGGGAAGACCTTCCCTATTACGAAGAAACTTTTGAAAAAGACTTTATTTTTACGAGCCAGTTTGGTAAGTATGCTCCCGATAGCACCGGTAGCGTAACTGTTGCCGCAAAAGGCAAAACTATGTCCGAATTACTCACTGATGCTTATTCCACGGAAGACACAGAGTTTAATACTGATGGGCATAAAATTACTATGCCGAGTATTACTCTGACGGCAGGGTCAAATAATGGTTATAAGGCGTATGAAGTTGGTACGTCTGTAAGTCCTACATATAGCGTTTCATTTAATGCAGGTTCGTATCCTTATGGCCCAGCAACTGGCATAACGGTTAAAGACTATGCTGTCACTTTCAATGGCGAAACTCTGACCGGTGCAAGCGGTACGTTTGCAACCTTTAATGTGCCAGATGATTTCAGCCAGGCTGTAAGCGCTTATGCTAATTATAATGCTGCTACGGCTAGCCCCAATTCCAACCTGGGTAATCCAGTAGATGCTAAAAAGATTGGTGAGGGCAAGACCGCTGCAAAAACTGGCTCAACATTATCAAGCTATAGAAGCATTTTCTATGGTTATGTAACAAAGGATGTTGCTGATCTGACTTCTGCGGATATTCGTGGTCTTACAAATGGTGGTGCTTATACTGCTGCAAGAAATGTTGAGATTAAGGCGAACGGCGCAACAGATGTTAAGTATTTTGTTGTTGCTATTCCTAGCTCTAATACTAGAGGTGGTATTAACAAGGTTGAATCTACCGCAGGTATGACCGTTGAAGTTACAGATCAGTGGACAAAGAATGGCAAAACAATGAAGGTGGCAGACGCCCGTGGTACTGTTGATGGCGAAGATATTAATGCGGTAGACTATAAGATTTCTTATTGGACTTCTGCAACTATTGATGCTGCTACAGTACATAAGGTATATCTTGCATAAGGAGGACTAAAATATGGCTGTTTTTAATGTACCTAATTATTTAGCAAAAGACGGCTTTGGCATGTCACTGAATATTAGACGTGGCAATCCAAATCCTCTTGATAATAGCTCCGTATGGGCAAGCCTTGCGGAAGCACAGAATTATGCAAAGACAGATCCGGTTGCATACGTTGGTCAGATTTTAACTGTTGTAACAGACGTTGTAGTTGACGAAGTAACCGTTAAGACTGCCACGGCTTATGTTATCGATAACGAGGCCGGTGATCTTAAGGAAGTCGGATCTTCTCCTGTTGGCGACGAGAAATCTATTACTGTCGCTGAAGATGGCACCGTAAGCCTTTATGGTATTGCCGGACTTGCTCTTACCAGAGAAGAGGAAGATGGCTCTACTACTAATATTACTTATCAACCTTTACTTGTTAATGGCAAACTTACTTGGGTTGAGCCTAGCGCTACTACCGTAGAAGGTCTTGCTACTGAGATTGAAGGTCTTAAGACGAGAATTAGTGCACTTGAGAATGCCGTTGGCAAGGCAGCTGAAGGTGAAACCGAAGCTACTGGACTTGTTAAGGACGTTGCGGATCTCGGTGCTCGTCTTACTACCGCTGAAGACGCAATTGATGACATTGCCGTTATTATTAATGGCAGAGAGGCCGCAGAAGGCGTAGAGGCTGTAACCGGACTTACTGCACTCATCGCAGAGAATGCTCAGGGCATTTCTGATATTAATGATAAGATTGGAACCGTAGAAGATGGCAAGACCATCGTGGAGTTAATTGCAGAAGCCGAAGGCAAGATTCCAACAAATATCTCTGCATTTACGAATGATTCAAAATATCAGACCGATACTCAGGTTCAGGCAACTGTTGAGGCTGCTATTGCCGGAATTAATCATGCTGTCTTTGAAAAGGTAGAACAAATTCCAGAAGCAAGTGCTGCAACCGATAATGTTCTTTATCTCGTTCCTGGTACAGATGGCACACATCACGACATTTATGCAAAAATTAATGGTACGATGGTGCTTATCGATGACACGGATGCAGATCTAAGTGGATATGCTAAGCTTAGCGACCTGCATGAACACACTAACAAAGAGGTCATTGATGCAATTACATCTGCAAGAGTGACCGCATGGGATGCTGCCGAGCAGAATGCGAAAGATCACGCAGATGGTCTAAATACCGCTATGGATACTCGCGTTGCTGGCCTTGAGGCAGTTGGCGCAGAGAAGAACGTTATTGCTACCGTAGATACCACACAGTTCACCATTGATGGAAATAGAAACCTGACTCTACTTGATGTTGCTATGAGCAAGGTTACTGGTCTTACTGACGCTCTTGCTGGTAAGGTTGACAAAGTCGAAGGTTCTCGTTTACTTACTGAAGACGAAGCCACAAAGCTGGAAAAACTTGTTCTGGGTGATAATGGTGAGGTTTCCGTATCCGGTAAGGTTGCAGCAGGTAATGTCGATGGCTTAGATGCTTGGATTACTGCTCGTGCAGGTACGCTTACTGGTCTTTCTGAGAACAACCTGACCGATGCTCTTGTTGAAAAGATTAATGGAGTTGAAGCTGGCGCACAAGTTAATAAGATTGAAAGTGTCACTCTTGGCGGTACAGCTATTACGATTTCCAATAAGACTGTTGATATTCCTGTGGCCGCTATGGAAGCACTTGGTTTAGTTAAGTCTTCTGATGCAGAGAACAAGATTTCTGTTGCCGCAGACGGCACTATGGAAGTAAATAGCATTAACGTTAATAAGCTTGTACAAACCGACGGCGATACGCTCATTCTTAATGGCGGTTCCGCGAAATAATATATTATATGTACGCAATAACGATAGGTCTATTCAGGCTTATCGTTGATTTAATAATTACGTAATTAAAGGAGATAATAATTATGGCAACTAAAGAACTTATGACTAGAATTCAATCTAAAATTGCTACTCTTGCTGAATGGAAAGCAGTTGAAGAAACATTTAAGCCTCTGAGAGGTGAAATTTGCATTGCAGAAGTTGAATCTGATCCTATTGCGTCTACAGCTCCCACTATGCTCATCAAAGTTGGTGACGGCGAGACTTTTTTCAAGGATCTGACATGGCTTTCTGCGAGAGCAGCGGATGTTCAGAGCTTCCTGAAGGTTGACTCTAATGGTGCTGCTTGGACAAAATCCAACTTCGAAGCATGGATTAAGTCTCTTGTAACTATCGATGACGTTGATACAAGCGCGTTTGCTCTTAAGACTGAAGTACAGGCAGTTGATGCAAAGGCAGAGAAGAATAAGACTGATATCGCTGAACTGACTGCTAATTACAATACTTTCACTGGAACTACTTATGTTAACGACAAGGCCGAACTTGTTGCCGATATCGAAGCTGCTCAGAAGGCTGCTGATGATGCACAGGATGACCTTGACGCATACAAGACTTCTAACGACGCGGCTGTTGGCAAGGCTCTTACTGACGCAAAGGAATACACTGATGAGTTGAAGGACGGTGCAGTTAAGACCAATACAGAAAACATTGGTAAGAATACAACTGCAATTGCTACTCTTAGAACAGACATTCAGACTGGTGATTCCGTCAATGACTTCAAGGCTGTAGAAACTGCACTTGCTGGTAAGCAGGCTGTTGGTGACTATGCTACTAAGGCTGAGGCTCAGGGCTATGCTGACGCTAAGAATGATGCTATCGCAGAGGCTAAGAAGGCTGGTACTGATGCGGCTGCTGCTGTAACTGCGCTTGAAAACGGCAAGGTTAAGGACAACGCTGATGCTATTGCTGAACTTGAAACAGCAGTTGAAAATCTCGGTGGAACTTCCGCTGACACCTATGAAACAAAGACTGACGCTGCTCAGAAGTTAACCGACGCCAAGGATTACACCGATGAACTTGCAAATGGTCAGGTAAAGGCTAACAAAGAGGCTATTGAAAAGCTCAATGGTGACGCAACTGTTGAAGGCTCTGTTGACAAGAAGGTTGCTGATGCAATCAATGACTTTGCTACCAAGGTAACTGGTGACAACAACACCTATGATACATTCAAAGAACTCGTTAACTACGTTGCTAACCACGGTGGCGAAGCCGCTGAAATGGCTGCTGCTATTGACGCACTCGAAACCAAGATGGGCGAAACTTCCGTTGATGCACAGATTAAGGCTGCTATCGCCGCTGAAAATCTTGATCAGTACGCAACAGATGGTGACCTTGCTGGTCTCGCAGGCACTGTATCTGCTATGGACACTGCTTACAAGGCAGCAGACAAGACTCTTCAGGACAACATTGATGCTGCCGTAGGCAGAGTTGCAACCCTGGAATCTGAAATGGATTCTGCTGAGGGCAGACTGGACTCTCTGGAAGCACATGTTAAGGATGTTGAAACCAATGCGGAAAAGAATATCATCGAAACCGTTAAGGTTAATGGTGTTGCTCTGACTCCTGATGCTTCTCGCGCAGTTAATGTAACCGTTCCTACTGGTGCTCTTGCCTCTAAGGACAAAGTTAGCAAGACTGATCTTGGTGAAGCTCTTGCTACAGAACTTGATGCAAAGGCTACTGAGGCAGATCTAACTCTTGCTGAGGGCAGAATTTCTCAGAACGAGACTGATATCGATGCTCTACAGGACAAGGCTCACGAGCACGGCAATAAGGCGCTTCTTGACACTTACACTCAGACTGATGCAAATCTTGCTGATGCCGTTGCTAAGAAGCACGAGCATGCGAACAAAGCTGTTATCGATGGTATTGACGCAGACGACATCACAACTTGGAACACTGTTACATCCAAGGCTGCTGCTTCTGATCTGACTGCTGCTACTAACAGAGTTACTGCTCTTGAAGACAGAATTGGCTTTGACGGCGATGTTCTGATTTTCAATTGTGGCAGTTCTACTATCAATGTTTGATAAAGTTTGTTAAGTTTTATGGGACTGGCTTGAAAAATAGCCAGTCCTAATTTATATAGGATAATAAAGGGAGATGATGAATGCCAATGGCAACGAAGATTATTACACAACATAGGCGAGGCACCGCTGAACAATGGATAGAATCTGGTATTATCCCTTATGCTGGAGAAATTGTAATCGAAGAATGCCCCGATGGAACATTTAAAACAAAAATCGGCGACGGCGTAAATGTTTTTGCTAATTTGCCATATCAAAACTTGGACGATGAATTATCTGAACTAAAAACATATGTGGATGGCAAGGTTGTCGATGGTCTTTTTTACGAAGATAATAAACTCTATTTGACGTTGAATGGAGAAATTGTATCCGAGCCGGTTGAAATTGTTGGTGGTGGAGGTGGCGGTGTCTCTTCTTATAGCGTTCGTCTTGTTAATGGCATGTCATCTAATACATTGACGGTTGCGTTGGCCGACAGGACGATGCTGACCGCATATTTTTATGAAAAATACGGCAACGAATCAACTGGAGTTAATGGTACGCTAAACGTTTTATATAAATTAAGTACCGATACGGAGTGGATACAATATAAAACTCAGACTGTTCCACAAGACACACCGTTCTCTATCGACGTGGCGGCAATTCTTTCTTTAGGAACTACAACAGATATTAAATTCACTGTAACCGGTGGAGAATCTCTTATTGATAAATCATTAACATATCATGTAACGCCAGTTGAAGTTGGCATTGAAGCAATCAACTTTAATGGTTCTGCGGTGTATACTGGCAATATCAACTTTCAGTACCGTTGTGTTGGTAGAAATTTACATAAGACGGTGTATTTTGAAATTGATGGCGATGTGTGTGATGAAATTGATATAGGAACGAGCCACTATTCGGTTTTATCTCATACAATAAAGATGCTTGGCAACTATGATTATGGAGCACACGACTTAAGAGTATATTTTAAAACAAGCGACGGAGCAACATCTAATATTTTGAAATATTCTTTGTTATACAATAATGGTACAAGCTCGCAGCCAATGATTGGTGTTGTATGCACACAAGAAGAGATTACCTATGGTGAAGTTCTTAGTGTGGATTATACTGTATATACTCCTGGGAAAGAAACTACGGACGAATTGAATATCTCCGTTTATAGCGTCGATGATTATGGCATGAGAACAGTTTATGAAAGCTCTACGTTGATTAATGTTGCTAATAATACATTGTATACATGGAACGGAACATCTTATCCACTTTCGGGAACGGTGTATATTGAGTTTACAAGTGGCTCTACATCGAAGGTGATTGCGGCAACTATTAATAGCTTGCAAACTAAATATGACTTAGAAAAAGTATCAACAAGCTTGGTATATAACTACACGGCTAATGGACGAAGCAATAATGACGCTGGCAAGGAATTATATGAGTGCAGATATACTACCGCAAATGGAATACAAACAGTTATTGAAAGCAAATTTGAAGGATTTAACTGGGTATCTAATGGTTATATTGATGGAGAATCTGTCACTTTGAGTGGTGACGCTAGACACACTATTGAACTTCCGATGTTTGCTACAAGTTATACGGATCGTGATGGACAAACAATTAGTCTTGAGAATGTTGCCAACTCGACAGTAACAACAAACGGACGTACATTTGAGATTGAATTTAAGGTCAGCAATGTAACTGATATTGAGGCACATATTATTAAATGCCTATCATCTGATCACGCTGGCTTCGTTGTTACTCCACAAAATTGCTACATGTTGCATTCTGATGGATCTAATGTACAAATGGATGACACGGGGTTCATTGAGAATGAAGAAAGCATTGCGGCAGCCTACATTAGAGACAATACTCGCATTCGACTTAGTTTTGTTATTGAGCCGAGAGGTTCCGTTCAATATACTCTCGAAGACGGCAAGAAAATGACCGGTCAATGCGTTAATATTTATATTAATGGACAATTTGCAAATTCGTATGTTTACCCAGATAATGCACGGTTCCTAAGTCAGGAATATATTACGATGGGTGACAACAGTTGTATTTTAAGTGTATATGACGTGAGAATTTATAACCGTGGACTTAGTGCGGTTGAAATTCTACAAAACTATAATGCATCGCCACTGTCTGTTCAAGATAAGCTGCTTCGATTTGAGGATAATGATGTATTAAATGATGATGGCGATGTGGACTATGATAAAGCTATTTATAAATACCCATGTCTTCTTATTACTGGACCACTTTCTCCCTACAAAGGTGCTAATGGCGTTAAAATGGTGGGTAAAGTAGAGTCTGGCGTTACACTTACTAAACCTGACGGAAATGGCGGATATACAGTAGAGTGGGATTTACTTGACAAAGACTTAAACGGAAACTGGGTAAGCTGTAATAATGTACAAGGTACGTCTTCGCAGAAATTCCCTCGTAAGAACTATAAGATATATTTGGTCAAGGCTTTATATAACGAAGATGGCACTCTTCAGACGGAAGAAAAAGATGGTGTCGTAAAGACAAAGACCAAGAAAGTCAAATATTCATTAAAGGGCAAGGATGTCGCTGGTAATGAGCTGTCTATTGGTGAAAGCACGTTATGTTATAAGATAGATTTTATGTCTTCAGATCACGCGAATACTTTCAATGCAAATTTGGCTGACACGTTATTTGATGATGTGACAGCATCACAACAAATTGACCCTCGTGTACAAAATACCATTTGGGGATTTAGGTGTTTGTTATTCCGCAGAGATGATGTTGGAGCACCAATTGAGTTCGCTGGTGATGGCGCATTGAACAATGATAAGGGCAACACAAAAACATTTGGGCTTGAACGCGATGATGATAAAGGTAATGATACCACTTGCCAGAAGTGGGAGTTCCTAAACAACACAGAGGCACTAACTTCTTTCCAAAGCGACCGTTTGTTTGAGGAAGTTACTTCTGAGGGCAAAACAGTGTTGCGTGCTACACTTGGTCTTGAGTCTACTTACCCAGATCAGGGAGATCTTAAGGATGAGGGACTTACGCCGAAATATGACCATATTCAGGTGCTTTATACTTGGGTATATCAGAGAGCAAACTTCTGGGATGCATCTACTGATACCGTCGAATCTCCTTATGTATATCATGACATCGAATATTATACAGAGAGAGAATATCGTAAGGCTATTTTCTTGAATGAATTTGAGAAGCATTTCAATAAGAATCATGCGTTGATTTATTATTTATTCATGGAGTTTGTTGCTCTTTGTGATAATAGAGCTAAAAACATGTTCTTGAGAAGTGAAAATGTACGAATTGAGCGGCTACTTGATGTGGATGGAAATGAAATTTCTATTCATGATTGTATTGAATCCGGTACGGGCGTTGTTGATGCTGATCGTATTGATTGGGAAAACTCTACTTTTGCAGTATGGTTGACCGACTTGTACGACCTTGACTCTGGTTATGGAGTTGAAAACTCTGGTTATATGCAGATTCCATATTATGCGGATTGGAGTTATACTTTAAACGGTACTCAGAAATTTAATGGGCGTGGATCTCGTTTGTGGCTAATGGTCGAAGAAGCATTAGAAAACGATATTCAAGCAAAAGCACAACTTCTTACAGAGCGCGGTGTAGGCGATGGCGGTTTAAATTACGAAACACTATATGACACGCATATCAAAAATAATGCGATGTTAGTATGTCCAGCAGTGGTTAACCGAGATATGACATATAAATATTCTGACCCATGGGTCGAAGGATTTGTAGATTATTCTATGGAAGGCCATCCTGTGCGTTATATTTATGATTATAAGTGTTTGCAGCGTGGTAGCCGTACTCAACAAAAAGATGCCTTTATTTATAGACGGTCTAATATGCTTTATAGTAAATATAGATGTAAGAAATTCTTGAATAATAACATCAACTTTAGATGCGGCGTTGGTGACGTGTATTATGCTGATGGCGGATTGCCAGCTTCTATGAGTGGTATTAGCATTACCGCTAATCAGGTTATATATCCCGCTGTAAAATTCGGTGATGGAGATGCTGCTGTTGTTTCTGGGCCTAGAACTAGTGCTGGAGATACTGCTGTTATAACTAAACCCGGCACTGCTAGCACAGATAAGGTTGGTTTCTCCGACACTGTTTATATTGCCGGAGGTACGTTCTTGACTGATATTGGCAATATATCAAAGTTCTGTCCTTATGAAATCCAGCTTCAAAATGCAACTGGTCTTCGTTCTCTTAATATTGGTTCTGATGAAGAAGGATATGAAAATGTGCAGTTAAAAAGCATAGATACATCTGGATGTAAACTTCTTGAAGAACTAAATATTATGGGTTGTACTGCACTTGGTCCTTTAGACCTATCTCGTAATGGACTACTACAAAGAGTTTATGCAGCAAATTCAAGTGTACAATCAGTGACATTGCCTAACGGTGGTGTTCTAGAAGAGCTACATCTTGGTAATATTGTCGATCTTGAAATACTTAATCAAGAAAATTTGGTCGTGTTTGATTGTACGAGTTATGATTCGTTGACTCGACTACATATCGAAAATACGTCTGTCGTTCCTGCGTTTGAAATTCTTGAAGCAAAGCTTCCTGAGTTGGTAGGTGGCATACGTTTGATTGGTATTGACGAAACAATGGATGATGCCTCCTTGTTTGATAGACTGCTTGGAGAAGAAGCGCGTGGTAAATATATTGATAATAGTGGCGTTCTCGTGGATGACTTAACTTTGTATCCGTATATTTCTGGTAAGTGTCATATTAAAACACTAACAGGGACGCAGCTACAGAATATAAAGAAGGTTTATCCTGATATTCAGATTGCCTATGATACTTTGACGGCGACAATTATTTATATGAATGAAGATGGTACGGAAGAGCTTTATAGGGAAGTAATACATGATGGCGGAGACGCCGCTGATCCTGTTGTAGCTGGTTCAATTGCTGAACCAATAAAGTCAAGTACTGCTCAATATCACTTTGCCTATGGTGGTTGGAGCCATAGTCCAAACAGTGATCCCGTTGATGACGCTCTGCTATACGTTGCCGTTGATAGAGTTGTTTATGCGGCGTTTAATAAGACCATTCGTAGTTATACGGTTAGATTTTATAATGGAGATATACTGCTACAGACCTCTATTGTTGAGTATGGCTCAGCTGCAACATACTATGGAGAAACTCCAATTAAAGCAAACACATCTATTCCTGAACTATATGATTTTGCTGGATGGGAGCCTGGATGTGGGAATATCACTGGCAACTTGGATTGTTATGCTCAATTCGAGTTTAATATTGCAAAAATTTATCAATTTTTACTTACCGACTTTGAATATTCAACCAACGACGCCGATGATACAATGTCTATTACGAAATATATTGGCGCGAAATTGGCTGGTGAAATTCAATCTGCGTATGATGGCAATGATGTGATTTCTGTAGCTGGATTTGAAGAATCTGCTATTGAGTTTATTATTTTGCCAATTACTTTGCGCACAATTGCTGCAAATACATTCCAATATTGTAATCAACTTATGAGCATCAATATTCCTATCAATGTAACAAAAATAGGCGATAATGCTTTCCGTGGATGTAATAACTTGGAGAAAGTGACCGTATCAGATGGAAATACAAAATATCATGATGCGGGTAATTGTATTATAGAAACAGCAAGTGATAAATTAGTTGTTGGCTGTAATACAAGTATAATTCCAACTGACGGTAGTGTGACAAGTATTGGGTATGGAGCCTTTTATGGGCGAAATGGTTTGACAAATATCAATATCCCAGATGGCGTAACGGAAATAGATAATACGGCGTTTACTAACTGTGCAAATCTAGCAAATGTTATATTGCCAGAAACACTTGTCAATATTGGATCTATGGCGTTTTATGGATGTGGTATGAGTGAAGTTGTTATACCAGATAGTGTACAAAATGTACGTATGTATTCTTTCTCTGTCTGTAACAATTTAACTACGGTGACTTTTGGTAGTGGTATTACCAGTATACATGCACAGACTTTTGATAATAGCCCGAATCTTCGAACCATTAATGTACCATGGGCAGAAGGTGAAGTTGCAAATGCTCCATGGGGCGCAAAAAACGCAACTATAAATTATAATTATAAGGTGGGTCTGGAATGATGACCCTCCCGACTCCAAAATTTTGAAAATGACAAATTGAAAGGAGTGTATAAGATGGCGGAAAAGAATATAGCTTCTCGCATAGTGCACAAGCACGATACAGAAGCAAATTGGCTTAAAGCCACAACATTCGTTCCTAAACAAGGCGAATTAATTGTTTATGACAGAGACGCATCGCATTCATATGAACGTTTCAAGATTGGTGATGGTACGACTTCTGTCAATAGTTTGCCATTCACCAATGATCTAGCCAACTTAGGCATTTATATTGGCGATACCAAGCCAACTGATCCAAATATTAAGATATGGATTAATACTGCTGAGGAAGGTGCCGGGGTGGTGCCTGTACTACCTAGAATTGCAACGGTTACTTTACCTGCTAGCGGTTGGACTGGTAGTGCCAATCCTTATAGTCAGGTAGCAACTGTAAATGGAGTTACGGTTAATAGCAAATTAGACTTGCAACCAACAGCTCAGCAAATTGTACAATTGCAAAATGAAGATATTGCCTTAATGGCAGAGAATAATGGTGGCACTGTTACATTTTATGCTTTAGGCGGCAAGCCAAAGGTTGATTATACCATGCAGGTATTATTAACGGAGGTGGCGTTTGTATGATAATCGCAGGTAATATGGTTGGCTGTTATAGCATGCTTGGAAAGACATTTGTGATTGAAGACGAAAACGGTTCTGAGGTCATGGCGGTCATTGTGGATCAAGAGACCATATTGACAGCAACGGACGAAGATGTTAAGAAGGGTAAAGTTTACGCTTCTGATAATGGCGTATCTGTTGGTACGCTTGAGGTATAATTATAAGTCTAATGTAATAGGAAAAGAAACATAACAAAATTATTAAATTTTAACAAAAGATAAAGGAGGTTACTTGAAATGGCGGTAACCTATTTAAGAAATACCGAAGGTGTATTTGAACGGGTTGGCCCCGGCGGAGCATCCACCGATACAACACTTTCGCAAGCCGGTAAACCTGCCGATGCTGCTGCAGTAGGCAATGCATTGTCTAACTATGCAACGTCAGCGAATGTAAGTGCGCAGATGAATGATAAAGTGGATAAAGTTGATGGAATGGGTTTATCAACTAATGACTTTACAAGCGCAGAAAAGACAAAACTTGCCGGAATTGCAACAGGAGCAAACAAATATACTTTGCCGACTGCCACATCTTCCACTCTTGGTGGCGTTAAAACTGGCAGTAATATTACTAATAGTTCTGGAGTTATTAGTATATCTAGTGGTAATGTAACGTCCGCACTTGGATTTACACCTTTTGATAGCAGCAAAGTTATTCCAAAGTCTAAGGGTGGAACCGGTATCGATATGAGTGATTTTCCAGCAAACGCAATCATTCGTAACTCTGGTTCCGGTGGTGCAGATTTATATTATACGGCAACGGCGAATGGTGCTTGTTATGCGACTGCAGCAAATGGATACCCTCAATTTGGCACATTGCCCGTAGCTCAAGGTGGTACTGGCCAAACTAAAGCATGGACAAATGGAACGGTTTCAAGTTTAAATAGCACAACTGTTACATCATCTCAGTTTGCAGTTTTTCCATACTTAAATAAAGCATTTATTAGATTGAATATTGTGACACCAAGCGCAATCGCAGCAGATGGCGCAATGTTTATCGCATTACCATCTACAATTCCTACTGCACATACAGCATTAGCTTGTTACAACGAGATTGGTTATGATATTCATTGTGGCGTATCTTCAGTTGCAGACAAGGGCGTTTATATTATGAATTGTGGTACATCAAGCATGCCAAAAGGCACTCGTTTGTATATTGCTGGATGGTATTCAATCTAAGGAGGAATAAACGATGAAGATTTTAATTGACGAAAATAAATATTTAACTTGTGTTTGTATAGATGCAGAGTTAAATGGTGGTATTGAAGTAGAAACTCCTGAAGATGTTGACACATTTATCGATGTGTTTAGAGCCTACAGATACGATAATGGGAAACTAATGTTAGACCAGAGTAGACTGCATGCTTTAAATGATGAGCGAATTAACAATGACTTGCGCCGTAAACGTGATAAGGTTTGCTTCCCATATGTTAACCGTGGTTATTTATGGTATAGCAAATTGACAGACGATCAAAAGGAACAACTTAATGAGTGGTATCAGGCATGGCTTGATGTTACTGATACAAAAGTTGTTCCTCAAATGCTCGAATGGTTAAAATAACAGTTTTGGAGCTCGATAATACGGGCTCCTTTTTATTAAATTCAAAAGGAGGCGTTTTGTAAAAATGGCTACAAAAAAAATACAGATTTTGGGCAACTTACACCAACCTAGCGTAAAAGTGACAGAAATTACTTTATTGTCGGCAAACTGGGAAGGCGATACAAGCCCTTACTCACAGGAAGTAGTAATTGATGGCATTACGCCATATAGTCAGGTCGATCTTAAACCAGACGTTTTCCAGCTTGCCGAGTTTCACAACAAAGACCTCGCTTTCGTTACAGAAAACGATGACGGGGTTGTTACGGTTTATGCGATTGGGGATAAGCCACGCAACGATCACACAATACAGGTATCCATCACGGAGGTGAGTGTATGAAAATCATAGGCTATACTGTTGGAACCACAAGTCCAAAACCTAGTTTTGCGCAGACCGACCCGAAAAAGGGAGATTATATTAAGGATAAAGAAGTCCTAGAGGCCGAAATAGATGAAAGGCTGTCCGGTGTTGCTTATATCGATTCGGCAGACAATGAAAATGTTCAAGTCGAAGAGGTTCCCTCTGTGGGTGGGGACGTTCCGGTTGAATCTGGCACCGGCGACAATTCAATTCAGCAATCTGATACGGGGGCACTAGCTCTAGGTGAAAACTCAGCAGCTTTTAATAATAGTGTCGCAGGTTGTATGGGCTTTAGATACAAGGGACTTGACCTTGTAAATCATAAAATTTATCTTACAACTGATGACAAGATTACTTATCAAGATATTCAGTTTAAAGGTACTGAAAACGATGCTTTTGATGAAGAATCATTGATTGACAATGAACTACAGATAAATGAATATTACAAAAACGGAGATATATTCTCACTTAAAACTCGTGGTATTGATTGTGATAATGTTGGTGTAATAACTACTATTGAAAATAATGTTGTTACATTTGAACCTGGTACTAAAATTGATGCATTAACAAAAGCGCAAGTTCAAACAGAAGACACTTATAGTGATCGTTATAGTTTCTTTGTTCCATCAAAACCAATACAAGGTGTGGTTGTAGTCTCTGATCATTCAGCAGCATTTGGCATTAGTATGGATAAAACTAATGCTGCTACTGGTAGATATTCCATTGCTGCTGGTAGAGATAACTTAGCTTATGGTGATGGTGCTGTTGCAATGGGCCGAGAATGCACAGCAGGATATGGTTGTATATCACTTGGATTTAATGCTGATGCAATCGGTGATAGAAATGTAGCCATAGGAGTTAATGTCACAAACAAGGGCAACAATTCGGTAGCTACAGGCGCAAGTACTCAAATATTAGAAAACGGTCAATATTCATTCGTTTCTGGCTTTAAAAACTATGCTAGACATCCTGGCGTCGCTATGTTTGGTAGATTGAATGGCTATTCATATACGCCTGATCAGGCTGTTTTTGGCGTTGGCGCTAAGATGAAATCTACTACTGGAGCTTTACTAGTTGTAGGTAATGGCAAAATAACTGGTACAACACCTAATACATTTGCTGTAGCTGATGAAGATCGTTCTAATGCTTTCTTGGTTTGGAATGATGGCAGAGCTACCGTTGGGGCAGCTCCTAAGAATGATATGGATGTTGTTAATAAAGGTTCTGTAGCTTCTATAATGAAAAATACTTTACCTTTACAAAAAGGAAGCAATACAAACAGTGTTAGATCTATTAACGAAAACTGTGTAGCAGATGGTGCTCATAGTTTTGCTTTCGGGGAACAAGCTGTAGTTACTTCTGCAGGAAGTAACAGTATTGCATTAGGTAGATTGGCTGAAGTAAGAGCACCGTTTAGTACTGCTATTGGACGTGGTGTAAAAACTGCCGAAAACACTGCAGTTTCTCCAAATAGAGATCAATTTGTAATTGGCAGATATAATGAAATACTTGATGCGTTCCCAAGCTCAGGTTCTCATAAAGACAACTATAAAGCTGCCGCTTTTGTAGTTGGTGTAGGTAATGGTGATGATAAATATGCGAATGACGGAACTATAATAACTAAGAACCGTAAAAATGGTCTTGTTGTATGGGGAGATGGTCGTGTTACTGCTGGAGCAAGCCCAACAGGTAATATGGATGTTGTTACTAAACAATATCTTGAAGAATATATTAATTCTTTGAGCGGAGACGAGGTGGCTTACTGATGGCTAAAAAATTATATGAAGAAGAAAATATAAGAGCTATTGCAGAAAGAATTCGCCAAAACGCAGCAGCCTTAACAGCTCCTACATATACTGTAGCAGAAATGGCTCATGGTGTCGATTTAGTCTATAGTGAAGGATTTGATAACGGATACTACGAAGGTGAAGGAATAGGTTATCAAGATGGCTGGGATATGGGCTGGGATGATGGCTGGGGATATGGATATACTTGTGGTGAAGAAGATGGTTGGGAATGGGGTTTTAATGACGGTTATGACGCAGGTGTAGAAGACAGTGCAGCATCTGGAATTAAAGAATTTTTAAAGAAATATCAGAAAAATGGCGACAGAACTGATTATAACTACGCATTTCGTGGTGATTGGTGGGATGACACTACATTTCAGCCAACATATAATATTGTTTGCGATTCCGCTAAAAGTATTTTTGAAGAAAGCGGAATAAGCACAATACCTGTTACGCTTGATATTTCAAATTGTCTTAATTTAGAGTATGCTTTTAATGCTTGTTGCGTAGAAACAATTAAAGAAATGATTGTTTCAGAGAAAACTGAATTTGATATCACAACCTTTATAATTGCTGAATCTCTTAAAAATGTGACGGTAACTGGAGTAATAGGCAAAGATTTATTTATGGGTAATTGTTATTTCCTTTCTTATGATAGCATTGTTTCTATCATAAACGCATTGTCTAATACTACCTCTGGATTAAGTGTTACATTCTCCGAAGAGGCAAAATTGGATGCATTTGTGGATGACGAGTGGGAAGCATTAGTTGCCACTAAACCCAACTGGACTATATCGCTTATATAAGGAGAAATATAAATATGAGAAATGTAATTACAGCAACAGAAGGACATATTCTAACTGATGGTCATGTATATGGAAAGGTTATTTACCTTGCCGAGGGTGTAGATGTGTCTACTTTCTATGAAATAACAAAAGAAGAATATCGTGAGATTATCGGCAGAAAAGAAGCAGAACGAATAAATAATTAATAAAGGAGGAATTTATTATGTCAACTACGATTAAAACAGGTTGGCTAAATGATAAAAATGGAGATAAATTTGCTCCTAAAACACTAACATCGCAAGTGCAAACTAGTGATGGAACTTTAATTGAAGATAAGATTGCTCAAGATATACAGAAAGCTTTAGATACTATTGAAATTCCAGATGTAACAGGTTATGCAAAGTTAGAGGATATTCCTACTAATGTATCGTCTTTTAATAACGATGCTGGCTATTTAACAGAACATCAATCTCTTGCTGGCTATGCTACAGAAAAGTATGTAGATGATGCGGTTAGTAATAAAGCTGACACGAATCACAATCATGATGAATTATATGATAAAAAAGGTTCTGCAGAACAAGTTAAAAATGATCTTCTTAACGGGGCTGGACCTGCATATGATACTCTAAAAGAGCTTGGCAGTCTAATTGCTGAAAACGTTGATGCAATAGAAGCATTAGAAACTATTGCAACAAACAAAGCAGATAAAGTTCATAATCATGATGAGTTATATGATCCTATTGGTTCTGCTGCTGCAGTTGAAGCAAAGATGGTAGTAACAAAGGGTTCAGGTGATAATTCAGTTCAGCAAGTTAAAACAAATGCTCAAGCATTAGGAATCGATTCTGCAGCTTTCAATAACTCTATTGCAGGGTGTAGAGGTTATAGGTATAAAGGTATTGATCTCGTAGATCATAAGATTTTTCTTACAGCAGATGACAATATTACTTATCAAGACATAAAGTTTACAAAAGATGAACGTTTTGATGAAAATACACTTAACTCATTGATTGACTACAACATGGATGTAACAGATAAAGGAGATAGCAACGGTGGTTATTCCGTGGGAGATGTTTTCACATTAAAAACACGATCCATTGATCTTGATATGATTGGAACAATCACTCATATCCAGAATAATATAATAACTTTTGCTCCTGGAACTGCTATCGATGATTTAACATTAGGGGACATTCAAAAAGAAGATACATATTCTGATAGATATAGCTTCTTTGTTCCTAGTAAACCACATGTAGGTGCTGTTTGTGTTTCTGATAACTCAGCTGCTTTCGGTGCTAGTGTCGACACTATAAATGCTGCTACGGGTCGTTTTTCATTTGTAGCTGGTCGTGATAATCTTGCCTATGGTGATAATGGTATTGCTATGGGTCGTGAATGCGTAGCTGATTATTCAGCTATAGCTCTCGGACAACAAAGTTCTGCTCTCTCAAAGAGAAGCGTCGCTATTGGTTTTAATAATGTGGTTACTGGAGATAGAGCTATTGCTATTGGCTTAAATCTTGTTAATGACGCTCCTCTTTCTTTTGCTGCTGGAGCTAGTAATGAAAATACAGCTAATGCTCGTCATTCGTTTACAGCAGGTCTTTTAAATACAGTAAATCATCCTGGATCTGTCATGTTGGGCCGAGTTAATGGAACAAGTACTGCTGAAGACCAAACTATTATTGGTAGAGGTGCTAAAAATGAAGGCACAGAAAATGCACTATTTATTATTGGTAATGGAGCAATAACAAGTACACCTTCCAACACTTCTATTAAAGATCGAGATCGTTCTAATGCATTTGTAGTTTGGAATGATGGTAGAACAACAATAGGGGCTGCACCGACAGATGGCATGGATGCTACCAATAAAGATTATGTAGATAACAGTATTAACAATGCTAAAACCGAGCTTAGTACTGCTATTAATAAAATACCTTTAATACAAGGTGATAAAGTAGGCTCAGCTCAAGGAGCAGCAAGTAGTAGTGGTTCAGCCACAGGAAAAAGAAGTTTTGCGTTTGGATATTTAGCTGAAGCTAGTTCTGATAATACCATTGCAATGGGATCTGAGGCAAAAGCTACAGCAACAAGTGCGATAGCATTAGGAAACTTTACTAAAGCAAATGGTGCTCATAGTTTTGCTGTTGGATATGAAGCGCAAGCCAATGGAAACCATAGTGTAGTAATGGGTAGAGGGTCTCAAACAAGTGGTTTGTATACTTATGCAATAGGTCATGGATTAAAGACAAAAGCACCAGAAGATGGCAATAAACAAATGGATCAAGTTATTGTGGGTACTTATAATGACCCTATAGATGCTAGCCCTGCTGATAAGTCTACATCTGGAGCTAGATTTGTTGTTGGTATTGGAACAACAGATACAACTCGTAAAAATGGTTTAGTTGTATGGGGAGATGGCCGCGTAACGGTTGGTACAAGCCCAACTGAAAATATGGACGTGGTAACCTTAGAATATCTTCAAAGTCAATTAGGCGCAATCGCACAAGAAAACGAGTTAATTACAGTAGAAGATATTGATGCTATCTGTGGAACCAATATGGTGACGGCAAATGACGAGGTGAAATTCTGATGAGCAAAGTAATTGTTGACAGAGAAGATATGGTTTCAATTGCCGACGCTGTAAGAAGTAAAACCGGAACAACGGCTGAAATGTCTATTCCAGAAATAGTTGTTGGTATAGAAGGGATTACTGGCGGTACAAGCAGTGCGTCTGATATTGGTGTATTTACGATTGATAATAGTGCAGTAGCAAATGTCAATTTTTTGTTTCTAAAAGGTATGACGTTCGAAGATTTGGCAACTTCTAAAATCAATATTTCATATTATAATGAAGAATTAAATATATCTACGTATTATGTAACAATCGGTAACGGTATGGTAGAGATTAATGATGGAGGAGGCCTGTCCTTCATTTGGGCGCTCTCAAATGATGGAGATTCTTTCGTAGAGCCAGTAGAACCTATTGAAGAAAAAACATATCTTACACGCGATGTTTGGTGATTAAAAGGAGGTAAAACATATGGCAAATCAATCAATTTTCGCCGCATTTGAGCGAATGTGGGCACATGTAGTTAATGCTCTTGGTGGTAAAGCAGATGTTGGTCACACTCATACAGAATACATGTTTGCTTCAGACCCAGTTGGCACTGGGTCTTTTTCTATGAATAGAAAGACTGGTAGTGTTATTGGATCAAACTCTCATGCTGAAGGGCTTGATACTATTGCATCTGGCGACGGCTCTCATGCTGAAGGGCTTTGTACTATTGCATCTGGCGTCACTTCTCATGCAGAGGGCATGAGTACATGCACAACGTCGGATTCTACCGTTTCACCATCCGCATCTAGTTGGACTGATGCTGGAGCATGTGGTCATGCAGAAGGATACGGCACTGTATCTTATGGTTTTGCATCTCATGCGGAGGGCAATGGAACAGATGCCGAAGGAAAGGCTTCTCACGCAGAAGGTCAGTTAACAAGAGCTCAGGGTGACTATTCTCATGCAGAGGGAATCGGTACAATCGCAGAGGGAGATGCTTCTCATGCAGAAGGAGTTGAAACGGAAGCCATCGGTACTGCTTCTCATGCTGAGGGAAATAAGACTAGTGCATTTCAATATCAACATGTACAAGGACATTATAATTATAATATTGCAGAAGGTTCTATTGCTGGAACAGAAGGAGTAGCTTTTGTAATCGGCAATGGCGCACCCGGTCATCTTTCAAATGCATTCCGTGTAGATTACAACGGTGTACCATATGCACAGTCTTATTTGGTAGCTTCTGGTGCCGACTATGCCGAGTTTTTTGAGTGGCAAGACTTGAATCCAAACGATGAAGATAGACGTGGCTATTTCGTAACTCTTGATGGAGATAAGATTAAAATTGCAGAACCAAACGACTATATTCTTGGTATCATCAGCGGTCTGCCCGCAGTAATTGGTAATGGAGACGAAAACTGGAGAGGAAGATATATTCTTGACGACTTTGGAGCGTTTATTACTGAAGAGTTTGAATATGAAGAAGATGTTTTTGATAAAGAAACGGGCGAAAAGAAAACTGTGACAAAAACAGGAACCAAGTACAAAGAAAATCCGGATTATGATCCTTCTCTTCCTTATATTCAGCGTAAAGATAGACCAGAGTGGGATGCTGTCGGTATGTTTGGCGTCTTGGCCGTAAGAGATGACGGCACGTGTACTGTTAACGGTTATTGCACAGTAGCAGAAGGCGGAATAGCAACAGCTTCTGAAAGCGGCTATAGAGTAATTAAAAGAGTTAGCGATAATGTTGTGAGGGTCGTTTTTAAATGACCCTCCAACGCATTTTTTATGAAAGGGGTGAGTCTATTGATTCGAGCTACATGTCAACAATTTAGATTTAAGTTACCTTATAAAAAAGAAGACATAAAAAAGGTGCAAATAACATTCTGGCAAGAAGATAACCCTGCGTTACCAATTACAAAGGGTATAGAAGACTGTATGGGAGATCCAGATTCTAAGGAACTGTATGTAGAGCTTGATCAGGTTGCAACTGCGGCTTTTAAAACAGACAGAAAAGCATTTGTGCAGCTCAGAGGATTAACGATCAACGATTTTGTTTTCGGTAGTCGTGTTATGCCTATCACTGTATATCCGGTCAAAGACGACACCATTTTAGAGTGAGGTGTTTACTATGGATGAAAAGGTTAAAGTCGTTGAAGAACCTATTGTAATTCAAACAGTAGCAAAATCCATGGACACCGAAATAAAAGAAGAAATACAAGAAGTTTCCGTCCAGACCGTATCTACGGCAAACATAGAAGTAGAGGACGAAAATATTATTGATATTGAAATGTCTGAAGCTTTTCCATTTATGACGAATGGGGCACTGAATGAGGCCATGGATGATAAGGATGTTCTTCTTGATGGTGGATTGGCTATTGATAAGAATGCCGAGTTTGTGGCTTTGCAGGATTTGTTAGAGATTTCGGCAGACAGTGGAACTGTGTCCCATTCTCTTCTGCATGGAAGAAACCTGAGTAATCAGCATGAAATATCCGCTATAACTGGGTTGCGCAAAGAACTAAACGATCTAGGTGTTGCTGATCGCGTTTATTCTAATGAATCCGGACTTGGCGAATTCCGAAGATGGAGTGACGGAAATCCAGGTGGCGAAGATAGATCTGGATATTTTGTTACTATTTCTGATAACGGCTATGACATAGAAATATGCGGTGAAGCACATGATGTTTACGGTATTTCCGTGAGCAGTAGTGGATTTGTCGGTAATCAGAACAGCGAGTACCAAAAAGGGAAAGATATTGTAAACAACTATGCAAATAGCACTGCCTATTCTATCGTTGGTATTGTTGGTGCAATGCGGGTTCATACTGATGGCACTGCACGAAAAGGCGATTATGTTGTTCCGGCTAGCGATGGAATGGCGACGCTTTCCAAGAACAGTTATGGCTACAAGGTGCTGTCAACGAGCAGTATTCTTGGTTATGAGTATGTAACAATTGCTATTACACCTCAAAGTGATGCTCTGAGCCGCCTGCAAGAATCTGTGGCCGGTGGGGATTTGAGAGACTTATTTATTAAAATTGAGGACGTTGAAATAAAAGTAAATGCTTCCGACAAAGATATTCAAGATATTATAGGCGAACTTGAGGATATGACCGTGAAAGTCACCACAGCGGATGAAGTAGCAAAAACTGCCATTAAAAATGCCGATGAAGCTATAAGCATAGCAACCAATGCGGCAACAGAAGCAAGGGATGTAGCACAAGAAGCAAAAGATGCCGCCGATGGAGCTATTCATGATGTTAGAACAGCTGTGGCCGATACAGTAAATTTGAAAAATGATTTGCAACCAATTATCGATTGGGGCGCCGATGATGATTATGGGGCAGCTAATGGTGTTCATGGGTTTATAACACAGGCAAATTCAGACCATAAAAAGTTGGTCTCACTGATGACTGGCGACTTTCCTGATGGTACAAGTCTTGCTGCCATTATACAAAAGGTCGATGCTAACGGCGCAATGATTCAACATTTAACATCTCACGTGGACAAATATAGTGTTGGCGAATATTCGGTTACTCATGGATTGACGTACAATGAAGCAAAGTCAATCTTGTCACAAGAACATATTTATGTACCAACTAAAGAATATAAAGAAGTAATGGATGTCGTGGATGATGAAACCGGAGAAATCAATGAAGAAACAATGTCGTTTGAATTTGAAACATCAGACACTCATTATTATAGATATAAATGGATTCCTTATAATGAAGATAAGCAGGATAGTGGTAAATGGGATAAGGAAAAGAGAATTGTAATAACTTCGGCCGAATATGTTAATGAGGACGATATAATAGACGAGTACGATAATAAGCTTGAAATTGGAGATTTATGGTATTGCATACGCGATGTTGATGACGTGCCGGTAGGAGTAAGTCCATTAAAAGGAGGAAATCTTTATATTTGGACTGGATACATGTGGGATTGGGTTGCATCAAATGATGACAACTATCAAAGCCGTATTATTGCATCAATGAAGCAAACAGATAATTCTATTAGAGCAGACATCGTTGCTCTTGACGAAAGAGCCACCAGTATCGCGGCAGACGTTAACGGTATTACTACAAGCGTCACGGACGCAAATCGTAATATTAGCGCAATTCAGCAGAATGTTGAAACAATTACGGCTACCGTTCAAACAACAGAAAATGCTGTTGCTTCTGTTCAACAACAGGCCGATGAAACAGATGCGTCTTTAACTGCGATAACGTATGGTAGATTTCATGTAGTATATCATTCTTATTTGGGTACTGCTCCAGACGTCGTTGAGGACGGAAAGAAATATAATAATAAACCAGTATGGAATGACGAAACAGGAATTTTTGAATTTGCAGACTCAGATGAGGATGAGGATGAAAATGGTGCATATTATTTTACCAGCGACGATGAAACAAAGTATTGCGAAGTTGTATATGATGTAGATGGTGTAGAAGTTGGTTATAATATCTGGACCATAGGCAATAAAGCAACATCTATGATAGATAGTCGTATTAGCGAAGCCGAGGCAAGCATAAGCGAGTTAGTTGAATTTAAGACAGAAACAACAGATTCTTTAGCTAATACAACGGCTCTGGCAAATGAAAATAAAGCGAGTATTACAAATCTGACTTCCCGTAATTACCATAAATTACTTAGAGTTAGTGAAGAAGAAGTTGCTATATATGGTGAATATAGATTCGCAAACCCACCAGAATGGAAGTCAACAACCAGAAAATATGAATTCGATATTGATGATAGAATCGATGATGGCATTTATTATATGGCAGATGAAAATGATCAAACATATTGTCGTATTGTAACAGCATCTGATGGAACTGTTTTATATGAAATATATGGCGTTGTCATAGGCTCTATAGCTGCTGTTGAGCAAAAGGTAGAAGACAATAGCTCGTCTATTGGGTTAGTTGTTCAAAGAGTCGAGAAGGTTATTGACGAGAATGGTAATTTGACCGATGATTCAATATCGAGCAAGGGTAGCATAATTATTGAAGCTATTAATGGAGAATCTACTGCGACCATTGAGGCGGATCGCGTGAACATCGCGGCGTCTACTGTGATTAGTTCTATTGTAGATAATGGAGTAGTTACGCCAGCAAAGATTATTCAGTCTATTAACGGTGATACGTCTACGACTACTATTAGTGCAGATAAAATTAATTTAGCTGCCTCATCAATGTTTAGTGCTGTGGTTGGTAAAGAAGACGATATTATTACTCCTGCAAGTATAGTGGCTGCCATTAATGGCTCTGAGTCTTCTGTTAAAATTGATGCAGATCATGTTGAAATTGACGCAGACAGCATTGACTTGAGCGCACATAAAATGTTTAAGGCTGTTGTTGGAGAAGACGGAGCTATTACGCCTGCAAGTATTGTAGCAGCTATTGATAATACTGATGGAACTTCAAAACTTTCTTTGTCTGCGGATCACATTGATTTTAAGTCATCTACAATGTTTAGCGCTATTGTAGACGATGACGGAAATATTACGCCTGCTAGTATTGTGGCCAAGATTAATGATGATACGTCTAACGTTACAATAAATGCAGATAAAATAGATCTTAATGGATATGTTACGATTGATAATTTGCAAGACGGAAAGACTGTTATTAGCGGCTCTAATATTACAACAGGTACAATTAATGCAAATCGCATTAGCTTATATGGAATTACTGTGAAACAGAAAATTACGCAGAACGGACAAACGGCAGACGGCGGCACTACATTTTCAATAGATGAAAGTGGCAATGTTACAATTAATGGAACGGTTCATATGGGCGCTGGCTCTACTATCAGTTGGGATAATGTAATTGGCTCAGGTGACAATGATCCAGTAATGCTGGCGCAGAATGCAAATACAACTGCAAATGCTGCAAATCAACTGGCTGGTAATGCGAATATAACTGCAAATATTGCTAGTGGGAGTGCTAGCAGCGCCGTAGATATGGCTCAATCGATTGCTAGAGGAGAATATAAAGAAAATGAAAGTGGCAAAAATACATTTATTAGTGAACGTAAAATCTTTTCTCCTCAAATATATGCGAATGAATTTAATGCAATATCTACTGCTAGTGATGGTGGCGGCTCATTTAATCTATATGGTACATTTGGTGAAACAATGCATCATATGCTCCGAATATTGTATTCTAGAGGCGATTCTCCTAATGTTTCTTTTGGGTCTCCAGCTGGTGCGTATGGTTATTGGACGTTTCCAGTATCATATTTTCAAGGATATAAATATTTTACTGGTACCGTAGATTTTTCAATGGCCACTGTAATTGGATTATCTGCCGTAGCAGTGTTTGGATAAGGTGGTGAGCGTAGATGGCATATATAACTTATGGAAACGTTACTCCATCATCTTTTACATTGTATGTTGCCGGACTTGATACCAACTATTCAAAGCCTGGACGTACAATTTACTGGGCGGTTAATAATGTGGCACGCGGAAGCGAGTCTCTTGGCGCGTATGCTAGTATCAGCAACGGATTCACGGTATCTGGATTGCAAAGCTACACTCAACACTCTGTATATGCCGAAATAGTTTATGATGGAGGCGTAGCAAGGCCGGATACAATTTATATTACAACACGTCCCTCATATTTTTCATGGACTAATGGTGCGCTGAATTGGAATACAGGGCTTATAGAAAAGGTTAGCAACGGATCTTTTAATTTAACGGCTCAAGAATGGAATAATTTGTGTTCAAACATCAATGACGTTCGTGCTTATATGGGATACTGGATATATAATTTTACTTCAGCATATCCTGGCCTTACTTTTACATACAGTATGTATAATGAAGCGGTTTATGCTATACAAGGAATTAGTGGATATGGATATTATTTATCGACAGTGCAATCTGGTTATCCCATATATGCGTATCAAATGAACGTTTTGATGACAGAATTAAATTCGATACATAAGTAAACCTATTGACAAAAAGGAGAAATATTATGAAGAATTATCAAATTTTTAACGCATATCCAACGCTAATGAAGCTGGCGGATATGAATTACAATGATTATGATGTGAATTTAGATATAGCGCTCATGCTCAATGACGTGACTACAAGATACAATATCATATCATCTATGATAAAGAGAGTCACAGAAGAGTATTGTGCTGCAGACGAAAACGGGTATGTGAGAATGAATGGCGGCAGTCCGATGATGAAGCCGGGCAAGTCGCTTGAAGAGTATGATGCTGAAATGCAAAAGATTAGTGACGGCGATGCGAATTATGATCCTGAAAAGATCATTGTGAACCGAGGTTCGTTTAAGGGCACGTTGCCTAGTCCGAAAGAGATCCTGCAGGTGCAGGACTTTATTTCTTTTGTTAAAGAGGGATAATACATGAAAGTAATGGCATGGGACCAAAGCACGAAGATTAGTGCCTGGTCTTTTTTTATTGATGGAGAATATTCGGAGAGTGGCGTCATTGATTTACACAAAATGTCTGATACTGAATTGCGTGTCAAAGAAATGGGATTGGAGATATGTAAGAAGATTGGCGAATATAAGCCGGAGATTCTGTTTATAGAGGATATTCAGCAACAGCAGGGCAACGTGATGACACTGAAGCTCTTGGCGCGTATTCAGGGTATTGCCATTGGATATGCTACTGCACATAATATTCCAATTCATATATTGCCGCCGTCTCGTTGGCGGTCGGCGCTGGCGTTTAAGCAAGGAGCCGGTGTTAAGCGGCCTGAGTTGAAGGCGCAGGCAATTAATTACGTGGAGAAGAATTTTGGACTAACTGGTCTGACAGATGATGAGAGTGAGGCCGTATGTATCAATTCTGCGGCTCACAAAATTTATAGGTTATAATACAGAATGATTAAAAGGAGATTATTATTATGAAGATTAAAGAATTTGTTGATGGATTTCTCGCAAAGAAAAATATGAATCCTAACGCTGTTGTGGATTATATAAGAAAAGAATTGGAAATCAAGGATTATGTACCATTCGTGGAAAAGCGAGACCTGTGCGAAAATGTGCTTAATATTTGCAATGAAAAAGATGATAATGGGCTCGTAAAAGTAGATAGCGTAAGTCGTTATATAGTTTTCACGATCTCTGTTATTTCTAAATATACTAACTTGGAATTTTCTTCTGGCAAAGATGATGAGTTTGATTCTCTTGATGAGTATGACATGCTTTGTAAGGCTGGTTTACTGGATCTTGTTCTTGAGGCAATCGGCGCAGAGTATGCTGTATGCAACAATGTTCTCAACATGATGATGGCTGATATTGTGGCAAACAATAATACGGTAGAAAACGTTATTGGCCACGCTTTAGGCAAGATTGGTAACTCTGTTGATGGCTTAATTGATGTATTGTCAGAAAAAGTAGAGGATATGAATCTCGACCTTAGTCAGATTGATATAGATAAATATAAGGGGCTTATAGATATGTTTGCCCGGAAGTAATTCTTAAATTTTGGAGGAGTTGTACTATGAAAGATTTCACCGATGGTTTAATGACTCTTATTAGTCAAAACGAAGCAAAACGTCTTGACAATGTTATGTATGATGTTGCACAAAAAATACAAGGTGATTTAGTGGCAGTGACTTATAATGTCATCGATGCTTTTTATGAGGATTATACCCGCGATCAGGGTAGGACATATATTAGAACGGACGAATATAAACATCCTCGTGGTAAAAACGGTAAATTTAGATATAAAAATAGAAGTGAATGGAAGAGAAGCAATGATGTAAGTTTAAGATCCGCAATTAAATCAATGGAGAGCGGAGTGCCAGCAATAGGAGTATGCAGACCAATTGATAGCAGATTTGGATATCAGGCTGGTGTTATCTTTGATGAAGAACAGTTGAGCAAGAAAATGCGCCATAGCGTAAAAGGTAATAATTTTACTGAATGGGATATAGTTGAAGACTTCTTGTGGGGTGTACATGGTAATGAAGCGGTGTACACTACAACTCCTTCTGCTGGATATGTTTTGTATAATTACGTTAATTCGTATAAAACAAGATTTGATAAGCATTATAAAGATGCAATTAAAAAATTTTCAAAATGAAAGGATGGTGAATAATTATGGCAGGAATTAGAGTAGATTATATTATTAATTTGTTGGCCGATGATAGCCAACTTAAAAAGCAGCTTAAAAATACTAGCGGAGAAATATCTAAGCTGACTGCGCGTGAAAAGAAGGAAATTAAAGAAGTTGTTCAGGCAAGAATGGACGGTTTGAACGCTCAGGCGAAAGCGGCAAAGAAAAATCCTGGTAACTCTGCAATAGTTAGTGGGCTTGAGGAAGAACTCAAGTTTATGCGCGAAGTCTTTAACGAGATGAAAACATTGAACCCAGCAGAAGACTGGGCTAAGAGCGGAAAGGTGTTTGCACAAACATTCTCTAATATGAACAAGCAGCTTTCCGATCTGGCCAAGATTATTGAACCACTGAAAGGTTCGATAGCGGAGCTAGGTGCTTCTTTTGGAGATCTTGGGTTTGATATTGCGCCGAAGATAGACGTGTCTACTGCCACAAAGCAAGCAACTAAGGCAATCGATGGCATGGGTGATGTTATTGTAACTCGTGTGCATAATGTGTCTGCAAAGATTCAAAAAGAATATAAAGACACACAAAAATTTTTGACGTTATTAAATAAAACGCAGAACCAAAAATATGATTTTAAGTCGGCTGTAGAAGTTTCTAAGAGGCTAAATGCATTAAATGCTGAATACAAATCTGGTAAATCTGAATTATATGGTGCCACAAGGGAGAGCGCCGCATTAGCTGCGCAAGAAATCTTGGATATTATGAAGTGGGTTAAGCAGGCTGAAAAAGATCCCAAATCCGGCATCGCTCTTGTTAATACCACAATTACAGAGCAAAATTTACAAGAATTTAAGAATTTTATTGACGCACAAGTTGATTATGCTAAGGATGCAAAACAGAGATACGAAGACGAAGTTCAAAAGGCATTTGAATTAGACCTGGCTGATAAGCTAACGAAGAATCTCAAAGGGCTTAATTTGTCTATCGACCTACCTAAACAAGCTGACTTTGTAAAGAAGATTAATACTTTTGTAGATAAAATAAACGAAAAGAAATTACATACAATTAAAGTCAATATTGATGACTCATTTAGTCTAAATAAAAAGAAGAAAAAGAAAACCGTAGACTCTGAGCAAGAAACCGAGGATGTAATTTCTCAGTCTGGTCTTTCAAAGTTTGAATCTGCAATTGACAAAATGCAAGATAGAACTAAAGAAAAGACAAAGAAATGGCGCGAAGAAATGCTGAAGATGCTTAAATTCAAGAGTGGCGACTTTGAATTTAACTTCGGTAACTCATTAATGGATAGTCTACAACAATATTTCTATGAGTCTGGACACGAGCTCGACATCATTATTAATGAAGAAGAGTTAAAGAGAAGAATAGAAAACGTTGTTAAGGATTCAGGCGCTGTGCTTGGCTCATCAGGTGGTACTGCAACGTTTGATCCAAAGATGATGGCTTCTGCATTTTATTCTGCCATCCAGGCCGCTTTGTCAGGCAAGGCGATGCCAACATTTGATTTTGGTGATACAACCACTACCTCAGAGGAAGTAAGTGAAGCAACCGATTCGGCCAATGAGAGCAGCATAAAGTATGTTAAAACATTAGATGAGACCACAATACATATTGATAAAGTCGTTGAATCATTAAAGAAATTTGCTAAACTCTCACAAAACAGCAAAGCAGGCAGATCCGTTGATCAATGGTTAACTGACAGCGGTATTGATACGTCTCTTATTAGAGCTGGGGCAGTGAATGACTCTGAAATTCGAGCTATGCTTCAAGACGCGTGGATGCGTGAAGATGACATGGGTCATGCAACCGGATCTACAATTGTTGCTCAAATTGCAAACTTTTTCTCTAAATATAAGTCATTGAAGCCAGATACGGGTGCAGGTAAGGCTCTGAATGTCCTTAAAGGTGATATTGGCGAGCTCTTCAGAATGTTAGAAATCCCCATGGAAACATTAGAAGAGTGGCAACAGAGAACTGGCAACATGCAGATATATGAAAGTGCCGCTAAGTCTGGACGTGGACTTGCTCTGTTAAATAAGTTCCGTCCTAAGTTAAAATCTTCAGCCAAAGCCATGAAAGACGGTGCAACAGCAGAAGATTTTGGCAAAATTAAAATTGAAGATATTAAAAAAACCATAGATTATTTTGCAAAAAATGGTTGGGATACAAAATCATTAGAAGAGTTAAGAGACGCTCGCAAGGCACTGGGCGATAGTACGAATTCGGAAGAAGTTAAAGCATTTCAAGATGCTGCAATTAGATTCTACGAAAGTTCTAAGGAAGTGTTCAATCGTCTTCAAAAACAATATGCTGATTTTAAGGGCGATATTTTTATTCAGGGACGAAACAAACCTGTTGCAATTAATAGTCCCAAAGACTTTTTGAAAATACCGGAAGACGCAATTATTGTTGATCCACGTTCTTATCAAGATATCGGCACATACAATTTGGCTGACGAAAGAGGAGAACATAAAGCTGAAGGTAGAACGTTAAGAGAACAGGGCAGACAAGATCATCAATATAGAAAAGAATATGAGCAGGATATTCTTAATAAAGAGATTAAGGTAACAAGCTTTAAGCCATTAGAAGGCGATAGAATTACTCCTGGTTGGTCTGAAGATACTTATAAGAGAGAGATTACCTCACTACAGAGCGAGATTGAAAGTATACGTAAACGAATTGAATCAGAGAGAAAGTCTGTTAATGCTTTATTAGAGCAAAAAAATCAATTAGAAAATAGTATTAGTGGAATTGCTGGAAGTACTGATATTCAGTCAGTAAAATATGATGAATTTCAAAGATCGAAAAATAGAAGAAATTTAATAGACCAAATTACTAGAACTTCGCGTTCCTCATTAAAGTCTGGCGGGGAGTTTAATTTCAGTAACGATGGTTTAAGCCAAGAGCAATCGGAATTATCTTATAGATTACAGACATTATTAAAAAATATACAATCCGATACCAAGGTTGCGCAAGAATTAACAGACAATATTGCTGCTATTGAAAACGCTCAAGCATTAAATAAAGAGGAATTAGAAGCATTAAGAAAAAATGCGGTTGAAAGTGGAAATATCACAGAGGCGAATCTTTATAAGGATGTGTTGTTTAATAAGTCGGACGTAGATAAACGCCTGTCTGTATATAAAACGCAAAAGAGTGAAGTAGATAAACGGCTTACTGAAAATAGAGGATATGCATCTAAATTAATTAGCGATTTAGAAGAACAAAATAAAGTAAATATTAATAAAGCAACAGAAGAGGCACAACAGATTGCGTCTCAGCTTATTGAGATCAAAAATCGTTTATATGCCGAAGCTGAAGAATATGTTGCAATATTAAATAATTCTTCTTTAAGTGAAAGCGCAAAACAAGACACCGTAGGAAAGCTACAAAATACACTGTCTAAATTAAAGAACGTTACCGGCCAATTTGCAAAGCTTGATGGATATGCTGATGTTGCATTTTATGATGCGAAGCAGTCAAGCAATATAGAAAAGTGGAATAAGAATTATACTAGCTCTGAAGTACAGCGCCTTGAAAGACAGTTATCTGATCTTGAATCACAACTTAACAAAGAAACCGATTCTGCAAAAAAGGAAGAACTAAAAAAACAAATTACAAATACTAAGAGGCAGCTTACTAGACGAAAAAATACAGTTCCTGCAAATGTTTCTGGCGACAGAAGATCTTTATTAGCACAAGTAGAATTACAATTAAAAGAACAACAGAGCGCATTGGAAACAGACCAAAACTTATTAAGAACTTTTGAGCAGGAATTAAATGTATTTAATCGTGGTCAGGCAGACGCAAGTTTCTTAGAACAGTACAGTACATTGTTTGAGAAGGAACGCAATTTATTACAAGAAATTAATGCGTTAAGACAAAAGGGTGCCGACCAAAAAGATATTGACGCGAAGTTATCTGAGTATGAAAAAGTGCAAAATGACATAAAAGAACTATATCAAACAAATCAAGACCTAGACAAAAAAGATTATGCACTTAAACACGCAAAACAATATCAACTTCAACTCATTGAGGCATACGAACAAAGAAGAGCTATAACAGATGGAGTTGCAGATATTGATAAGTGGGAACAACAAGTCAATAAATATGGACTTAAGGCTGGTTATGGTGATAGAGCATATAGTCAATATAAATTACAACTTGTAGAAGAATTTAGATCAAAGACGCGCGCACAACTTAAAGAACAGCTTGGTCTTAATGATGCACAGTTCCAGGTTGAACCGACTCAAATGTCTGAAGAGGTTTACAACCTTAGAAAGCAACTCTATGAAACCCTTGAAGCACAAACAAAGGCCATTGTCGATAAATTTAGAGAATCTCTCCATATTAACGATAAAGGTATGCTTGAAGGTACAGAATTTAAGTGGGACGAAGGTTCAGACAGTGCTGTTGAAAGTACACAAATTATTCGTGACGTTAAAAAGCATATTTTAGATGAACTAAAAAGTCGCAAAGAAATTTTAACTGGTGAAGACGGTGTTCGTCTTAAAGATCTTGAAACGTTGATTCAAACCATAAAAACCGAACGAGATAAGGCGTTATCTTACGGTGGTTTACAATATGATGATATTAAGAATGATGATCTTATTAAAGAGCAAATTCTTTATCAGCAACAGATCGATCAGTTGACGCGACAGAAGGCAGAAATTGAAGCAGACGAGTCTATTGATGTTAAAGAAAAAGAAAAGAAACTTGCATTATTAAATCAAGAGATACAAGATTATCAAAGATTGATTCTTAACAGAGAAAAATTAGCAGAATTAAGAATCAAAGAGAAAGAAGATTCTAAATGGTCCGCAGAAGAAAGACAGATTTATTACACAGACAAGCTTATTAAATCAAAAGAAAGTCTTAAGAAAATCAACGGTGAAATTGCTACGCTTGAAAAAGCAATGAACGAGGCAATTGCACAACACGGCAAAGACTCTACAGAGGCTGCTGCCGCACAATATGCCTATGATAAGAAACTGGAGGCTCGTCAGAGAATTCTTGACACAATGGCGAATGCCAACAAAAAGCTTGGTTATGCAACTCAGGAACTAGAGAGTAGTCAAGCTACATCTGGTAACACAACAAAACCAGGCGGTATTTTTGGAGAACTTATTTCCGCCATTAAAGAAGGTATTTCTGGAGTATCTGTCGGTTCAATTGATGTTGACAGTTCTGATATAGCCACAGAAACTACACTTCGAGCAATCTTTGAGATGCTGAGTGGTGGTGGTGAGGCTAGTGCTGCTTTAGACGCAGAGAAGGCACGAGGAAGAGAAGAGAGAGAAGCAAGAAGAAGAGAAGAACAAGCAAGAGTTATTGCCGAAGAAAAGCAAAGAAAAGCGGAACAAGAGGCAGAAAGAAGTTCTGGTGGTCAGTCTAAGTCTGCAAAGCAAAAAGATCGATTAAACGCTGAGGGACAGACCCAATTCAATGCTATTAAAAATGCGGCGTCTGATTTACAAAAAGAATTAAAAGACCTCGATAAACAGTCTGTTTTAGGTAAAATGGCTGACCAGGTTAAGAAGCTCAATGGCATGAATAAAGGTACTGTTGAGTATTTGCAAGAGCAATATAAGCTTGCCAATATGGTTTTTGCTTATACTGGTAAGTTAAAAGACGAAGGTGTAACAAGTGATACTCGCAAAGATGGTACCAAATACTTAAAATATAATGCGGTATTAGAGCGTTCCGAAGTAAAGAAGTTGGGCGATGTCAAATCTTTAATGGTCGCTTCAGTTAAGGATCTTGCAGATAATTTAATTAAGCTTGGATACGGTGCTAAATTAGGCCGTAATCAAAAAGATGTAGATATCAATCAACTTAGTAACGACGAACTGATTAAGAAATTTAGACATTTGCATCAGGCTTTAAGCGACGAGAAGATTACTTCTGATGAAAGTGTGGAGCTTGATAAAGTCTTAAAATTACTGACCGACAGAGGCGTGTATAAGGGTTCTAAACAGGAGACTGTGGAGAGCGAACAACAACTTGAGAACGAAAAGAAAAAGACAACCGAAACAGAAAAGCAGCTCAAGATGTTTAGTGCTTGGGCCAAATATAAAGGTGACGACGATGCTAAATGGGATATGGTTACTGGTGAATCTACTAGTAAAACAGCCTTTATGAAAAAACTTAGAGATAATGGCTATTCCGTGTCATTTGCGGCCACAGAAGAAGATTGGGACGCTGAAGCTGAAAAGCATGGTCAGAAAATTTTGCATCAAAGAAGAGCACGAGAGATTGGTGCAGACATTAGGGAAAAAGTTAGAAACGAAGCTAAGGTTGAGCCTGCGACTGCATCTGATGCAGTGTCCAAAGAACAAATAGCCGAAGCTTATAAAAAAGCAACTACACACATTAATGATCTTTTGAAGAGAATTGGTGAGTTAGAGCTAAAACACGACGAATCTGCTCAAATAGAAAAACATGAATTGGAAAAAGAACTCAGTGAAGTCAAAGATATGAAAACAAATCTGGCAGGTATGCTTGGTATAGAAAATGACGGATTTGATGAAGAAACACCTGAACAAGAAAACCGGCCAATCGTTGATGCTATTAATAATGTTGGGGAAAGGGTTGTAGCTGACCAAACAGAAAATACTACTCCTCAAATTGATAATAATCAACCTACGGATAAATCAGCAACATCGCAAGGCGGCATCATTGGCATTATGCGCACAGAGTTGGCACAGGAGAGTACTCTTAGTAAGGTGTTGTCTGCGCTTGGCGAAATTGCAAAGAAAAATGCTATGGCTGGCGCTGGCAAGGCAAACTCTGCACAAGACTTACTGGAACAATTCAGAAGAATGCTTGAGAGTGATACTTGGGAAGGCAAAGAACGAGTTGCTTATGTTGATTTGGCAACTGGAACTATGTCCAACTCTATCACTGGTGATGATAAACAGATTTCTGCGGAAAGATTAAATATTCTTCGTTCTGCGTATAAAGATGTTATGGACTTGAATGCGCAGGTTCATACTCATGCCAACGAAGACGATCCATATTTTTCAAAAGATGATTTAAGCTTATTTGCTTCCGACTTCGCGGACGGAATCACAAAACAGATATTGCTTTCCAAGAACAATATGACTGTTTTGGATATGGATGGCGTGCAAGATGTTAATGGTCTGTTGGATGCGTTGGCTAAAACAGAGCAGAATTTTGAAGCATTATCAACAACGGCTGATAAGTTTGGTGCTAAATATGTTAGCAGAGCATTTAATGAGATTACTCCTCAAGGTCTCGTTAAGATGCTAGGCATTAAGGGCATTGAATCTAAATATACAGAAACAGAAACTCGTGATAGTGCGGTTCAAGGCATGCTTAAAGAGGATGCGAAGGTTGCTGCAGATATGCTTCAGGAGTCCACCGGTCGTGCAATTAAAAAGACGGTAGAGCGTGTCGGCGCAGAATTAATGACTACTACTGAAAAGACTGATGCGAAGGGTAATAAGACTTGGTCAAATCAGATTAGCGATAAATACACTAAGGCCGCAATAGCGACTAATAGAGCATTTAATAATCTTGGTCTTGACAAAGAATTCGGTATTGGAACGGATGCTCAGTTGGCGCTTGTTGATTACACAAATAAGTATGCCGAGTTTTTGCGCCTAACGGAAGAATTTAAGAAGAATCCTAAACAAGAAGGTTTACAGGCCCAGTTTGATAAGTTGTTACCTGAATTAGATGCCGCAGAAGAAAAACTGAATAAACTTATCATTAGCAAAGATAAATTCTTAAATGGTAAAGAGGCTATTAAGATTTTTGAAGGTGCAGATCTTGCTAATGCTGGAGATAGTCTCAAGAGTTTGGCAACCGCAAGATACACTAAGAATGGTCTGAATCCAGGTGATAATATTGCCTTTAATGGTATATCAGAGACGCCTAATGGCACAAGACTGCTTGTTGATATACTTAAGAATGGTACGATTCAGCAATATGCGCTTGAGGTTGATAGAGCAACAGGACAAGTCAAGGAGTTTATGACCGCTGAGACGGCGCTTGCCAATGCGTTCCAGAATGTAAATAAGGCAATGCGTTATAACGAAACCGTTATGGCGAATGTTGCGATTGGCGACAATCCTGCTGAGCAAGCAATGTTTATGGACAATGCTCGTTCTTTTGGTCTAGATGCTTATAAAGAAGCTATGGCTAATATGGAGAAGTATGTTGCAGATATATGGAACCGTATGGCTAATGGTGGAGCGAGCGCCTCCAAGGAAGAACTCGATTACATAATGGCATTGTCCGAAAGAGTTATAGCTCTTGGTAAGAATGTTCAGAAGACATCCATAGATTTTAAGAATTTCCGGGCACAAAATCCAGATAATGTATTTGGCTTCAACATTGGATATCAACGTCATAGTCGAGAAGATGATGTTCGTGCAGCGATGGAAGGATATGCAAGAAGTCATGCTAGCGCGAATGATTCCGAATACTCCTTTACTAGCTTTGATAATGATAAGTTGCAATATACTTTGACTGATGCGGAAGGCAAGATTAGCAAGGTTACCTTGGAATGGAACGAGTTGTATCAGCAGATTGCAATGACATCCAATAAGTCTACGGATGCTCTCGATCCTATGGTTGCTAAAATTGAGAGATATGATGAAGCGCTTCAGCAGGCTGTGCAAGACGGTTATTTGATGGCCGGTGATAAGAATTTTGACGCCTTCTATGAAGCCAAAGATGGTATTCGATTCTTGGTTGATGGTATTAAGAATGGGCACGAAACATTTGATACTGCAAAAGAAAAGCTGTATGAGTTGCGTCAAGAGGCGTTAAGGTATGGTGAACTTGCCAAGAAGACCATCAACAAAAATAAAGGTTGGATGGTTGGAACCGGAACTAAAAAGCAAGTTGAAAATCAGTATAACAAGATTTTCGGCACAGCACAAGCCGGTGGACTTGGATTTGATTTGACGGCAACCGATAATCCTGAAATTTTAACAGGATATATCGCTGCTTATCAACAGCTAAATGCGGATTATGAAAGATATGTAAAAAACAATCAAATTAATAATCCTGAAATTCAACAGCAAATTCAGCAACAGGCTGCACAGGTACAGACGCTTGGTAAGAGATTTTTGTCTTCTGTTACACAGGCAGAAAAACTTAAGGACTTAGTTGAACAATCTGGGTCATATAAAGATAGAAAAACCGGAGAAGAAAGAAATCTTGGCGATACTACTGGTGTAACGGCACAAGAAGTTGGAAATCTGCAGGCCAAGATGCGTGATTTTGTTGAAAACACTTTACATCAGGCCAATATTGAGGGTGTTAAGTTTGATGCTGTAAACCAGAGGATGACTTATACGTTCCGCACAAGCAAGCACGCTGTTGCGGATATGGTCGTTCAATATAATGATGCAACTCATGCTTTGTATGCGTATCAGAAGCAAGAGCGCGAATCTTTGACTGGACTTGCTGGCTTTATGCAGAGTATGAAGGCAAAGATGAAATCTATTCTACAATATACTACAAGCATTACGTCCATTTATAGAATTTGGGGAGAATTAAGACGTGGTGTTCAGTATATTAGAGAGATAGACTCTGCATTGACAGAATTACGCAAGGTAACCGATGAGACAGAGGAGTCTTATGATAGATTCTTAGATACTGCAAGCAAGACTGCTAGTAAGGTTGGTAGTACGATAAAAGAAATTGTATCCTCAACAGCAGACTGGTCGAGACTCGGATATTCAATGGAAGAGGCACACCAGTTAGCCGAGAGTACTTCCGTATTGCTTAACGTATCAGAATTTCAGAGTATTGAAGAAGCAACGAGCGCATTGACCAGTACATTACAGGCATTTGGTTATACTGCTAGCCAAAGTATGAATGTGGTCGATGTGCTAAACGAAGTGGGTAAATTAGTTGCCCGTAGATAACTATATCGGTTAAAGGCTGGAGACAGTCAAGACCGAGGAAAGACTTGATATTCATAATACACAACAAAATGATTGAACAAAGGAGGTGGATATTATGAAGTTGATAGATTTAACTGGTAAACAGTTTGAAAATTTAACTGTTTTATATCGAGGAGAAGATATTATTAAAGACGGAAAGAAAAGAAGAGTGAGATGGCACTGTAGATGTAATTGCGGAAACGAATTAGATGTTATTGCAGATAATTTAAGCAAGAGGCCAAATATGACGTGTAATGAATGTGCTATTAAGAGAAGAGCAGAGAAGCAACGAATTAATGTAATTGGTAATAAATATGGTAGGCTTACAATAGTGGAAACTATTCCAAATACGCACCCAACAAAAGTAAAATGTATATGTGATTGCGGAAATAAATATATTGGATGGCAGGCAGATATTATTGGAGAGCACACACAATCATGTGGATGTTTGCAAAGAGAAAGGGCTTCAGAAGCCAATACAAAAGATTGGGCTGGAGTTATTTCTGATCATGGAATCGAGTTTTTATGTCAAGACGTAATGAACGATAAAGGTCAGTGGTTGTGGAAATGTAGATGTGGAATATGTGGAACCGTGTTTTCAGCGCTGCCCGCTAGGATTAATAATGATCATATCACATCATGCGGTTGTGCATTGCAATCATCGGGAGAAAGGTTTATTACTAATATATTAGAAGAATTAAATGCAGAGTTTGATACCCAATATTCATTTAGTGATTGTAGAAGCGTAAATGTATTAAGATTTGATTTTGCGGTTTTTAATAATTCTAATTTATTATATTTAATAGAGTACGATGGTAAACAACATTTTGAACCAATAGATTTATTTGGTGGCATTGAAGGATTTAAAGACAGACAAAAACGTGATGCTATTAAGAATAATTATTGTGAAAAATACAACATTCCATTGTTACGCATACCATATACATTTTCTACAGAAGAAATAAAGAAAACAATTTATGAATATCATTTATCCGTAACGACTGCAGGATGTGCATAGCAATATGTATATTGAAGTTATCATTTCTATATTTATGGAAATTAATATACAGTCTGATCTCACACAATAATCTAATGGTGAAATGTGAGAGATAGCCAGAAATGACTATCCGCCATTAATAATGGTCAGTAACGATATTTAGTAAATATATACAAAATATATCGTGAAAGTAACAGAAATTTTGAACAATTTTGCCATCAGTTCGGATGGTATAGCAACAGCGCTTCAAGATTCAGCAAGCTCATTAATGGCAGCGAACAACAGCTATGAAGAAGCAGTAGCACTTATAGCGGCTGCTAACAGAGTAGTCCAAGACCCAAATTCTGTAGGCAGTGCCCTGCGTACAATCTCGCTCCGTCTACGTGGTACAAGCGTTAAGGAGTTAGAAGAAGCCGGAGAAGATACTACAGGCGCAATCACCTCTCAAAGTAAACTTCGCGGAAAAATTAAATCCCTGTCCGGTGTCGATATTCTAACCGATACTGGCGCATATAAGAGTACATACGACATCTTACTCGAAATCTCCAAAGTCTGGAAAGACATATCGGACATTGACCAAGCTGCATTACTGGAAATCCTTGCAGGCAAAAACCGTGCGAACACTGCTGCCGCGATCCTTTCCAACACAAAAGACTTAGAAGAAGCATATGCATCCGCCATGGAAGCCGAAGGCAGCGCATGGGAAGAGAATGAAAAATACCTTGATTCTATCCAAGGTCGTATAGACTTATTCACTAACTCTGTCCAGACTATGTGGAGCAATGCATTGGATAGTGATTTGGTAAAAATCATTGTTGATGTTGGCACTGGTCTTATTAACGTCGTTGACCAACTTGGACTAGTTAAAACTCTGATTTTCACTATTGGCACTTATCTAATCCAAAAGCACTTTAATGGAGACTTATTTGGTGGTCTATTTGGTGAAAGCATAGCTGATATGAAGTCTCATCTGAAGACACTGGAAGATGAGCTTAAAACAGCAGAAGCAAAATATAAAAAGAATCCAAATAAGAAAAATGCAAAACGCTTTGATCAATCAAAACAACAATATGAAAAATACAAGAAGGCTGTTGAACCGCAAATAGAAGAATATGACAACTTAGAAAAGAAACTCAAATCATTAAAAGATACAAGACAGTCTCTTTCTGATGAACTGACAAACAGTCAGGCTCAGGAAGAATTTGCCGCAGCGAGAATGGCCGCTGGTTATGAGAATGCTGCAAAAGAGCTTGATAATGCTAGCGCAAATACGAAAAAATTGGAAGGTCAAATCACACAATTAGACCAAGAGATCATTAACACAGATGTCGAATTAAAGAAAGTCGAAAAGCAAGCAAATGCAACTGGTACTGCTGGACTTACTGCTGGACAGAAATTTAAAGCAGGATTCAAAACTGCTTGGAGTTCTGTAACGAAATTTGGCAAAGAAATACTCAAGTCGATGGCCTACTCAATGGCTATGACGGCAGTTCTTGAATCAATCGCCATTATTGGTGGTTGGATTGGTGATGCTTGGGATGCTTTTAAGCCAAAAACGTTCGAAGATTTACAAGAAGAATTAGAACAAACCGAAAGCGAAATATCTAACGTTGAATCTGAAATCCGCAACTTAAACTCTGAATTAGACGATACTAACGAGAGAATTGAAGAGTTAACAAGTAAAGGTTCTCTGTCTTATGTCGAACAAGAAGAATTATCAAGGCTCAAGTCTGCAACGGCAGAACTCGAAGCACAAATCGCTCTTAAAAAGACACTTCAAGATAGCAAACAGGCTGCAGCAAATGGCCAGGCGGTAGCTGCTAATGAGGCATATCTGAATACTAGCTTTATGAGCGACCAAACGAAAACCGAAAGACAAGAAAAAAAGGGAGAAACCGGCGAAGAAATTGGTAAAGTAGCTGGTACAGTAATTGGCGCACTAGTTGCTGCCGCCATTATTACGGCCTCTGGAGGTACTTTAACTCCGGTGGCTTTAGCAGCTGGAGCAGGCATAGGTAATATGTTGGGTGGACCTCTTGGTAAGATTACCGGAGAGGCCATAGCAGGTGCTTCCTATGATTCTGAGCAAACCGTTGGCGAAGCAATGGACAATATGATCGCCACTCGTAAAGAGCTCAAGAAAGCTCAAGACGAAGCTCTTGCTGATAGAGACACAGAAGCATATAATGAGGCAACAGAAGCATTAACTACATATGATAATCAGATGGCAAAACACATTTCTCAGATTCAAGCAAATTACAATGCCATGGATTGGGAAACTGCAACAGAAGAGCAGAAGAAGGAAATGATGGAGTATGCTGACTGGTTAAGCAGGTATAGCATCTCTATGGGCACTACCGGCGCAAAATCTAGTGCTATTGAGCGTATATTTGGTGGTGCTGAAGCAAGCCAAGAGTTAAAAGACATTGATCAGCAAATCAAAAATACCATTGCATCTGGTAAAGAGGTTGATTTCCACGAGATATTCAATGATGATAGTCTTGCAGAAACAAAACAACGACTTTACGACATGGGCCTAACCGTTACCGATCTTAAATATTATTATTTAGATTGGAAAGAAGCAGAAGAAGACGTTGAGGGCGCTACATATAATGTTGTTCAATCTGTGAGTGCTCTTTCTGATGGTATAGGTGCTTTAAAGGATGCTTTCGGTGAGTTTAAAGAAGAAGGCATGGTAACTGCTGACACTTTGGTCGCTTTGTACGATACATTTGGATCTCTTGGTGATGCATGGGATAATTATGTTGATATAATGGCGACAGGTACTTCCTCAACCAAAGATGCTCAAAAGGCGACAGAAGAATTGCTTGAGGCGTTTATGAATGCACGTCTTGATAAAGGTCCAATCACTGATATAAAAGATTACCTTTCTCTAATTGGCCAGTTGCAAAGTCTTGGTGTTACTAATGCAAAGGGTTATGTTGATGCGCTTCAAAGAGCATCAATGATATCTGGAATTGGTAAGGCCGTTGTTAATGATAAAAATGAAGATGGGAAAACTCAGGACGAGCTGATCCGACAATACACGCAACAGTATGAAGAACAGTATGGCATCACACTATCCGATGAAGAAAGATTGGCCATCGAAAAAGCTATTACCGCTGAAAAAGCTAAACAAGCTGCAACCGAAGCCGCTAAAAAGCATAGTGAACATGAAAAAGCAGTGTATGAAAAAGAAAAGGCAGAAGAAGCACTGCAAAACGCGCAATCCGAATTAGAAAAGGTCAAATCAGAAGGAGAAACTAAGAAAGTTTCAGAAGTAGGATCAGAGCTTAATGACGGCGGCAGTTTAAGTATTTGGTCCTATAATGGCGAATATTATACAGATGGGAATACTGAGGTACAGTATGTAGATCCAAAAGTTGTTAAAGAAGCGGAAAAGGCTGTTAAAGAAGCGGAAGAGAAAGTTGGAAGTATTGATGTTCCTGTTGATGTGAATGTCGATGATGCAGAAAAAAAAGCAAAAGATGCGGAAGATACATACCAACAGGCACTAGATAATATGGGGCTTACTCTCCAGATAGAGTTAATAAATGCAGAACAAGCTGTTGATGATATTCAAAGCGTCTATGACGCCCTGATGGATGCTGCCACGGAATATAACGAAAAGGGCTACTTCTCTGTCGATACACTTCAGTCACTATTGTCACTTGAGCCAAAATATTTGACCATGCTTATGAATGAGCAGGGTCAATTGGAGTTCAATAAACAGGCAATATTAAATGTTGCCCAAGCTCGTATATTCGATATGACTCAGAAGCAAATTGATAGTATTATCACAAATGCTTCTAATGCTGCAAAAAATGGTGAAATTGATAAACTAGATGAGTTGACAAGTGCACTGTATGGCGCAGCAGATGCTAGACACGCATTTAATATTTCTGGAATGGCAGAGCTAAGAACTAATTTAGCTAACCCGGAACTTGGTTTATCTCAGGCAGAACAAGATAGTTATTATAATTCTATTCAGTCACAAATTGAAGCCGCTATTGCTGCTTATGAGCACACTATATCAAATTTACCAAAAGCACTTTATGGCGGAGGAAGTTCTACATCTGGTGACCCAGACGAAAATGCTGCCTTAGAAGCCCTCCAAAAGAAATATGAGCGTCAAATCGAAAACCTTGATAATCAGCAAACATACATTGAAAACGAAATAGAAAAGCTTGAAGCAGAAGAAGAGGGTGTCTCAAAGTCATATTATGAGAAGCAGATAAAACTAGAACAAGACAAAATTGATCTATACGAACAAGAGCGAGAAGCATTGAAAAAGTTGGATATGACCGACGAAGTTGCTGCCGCTCTTTGGGAAGTAGAGCATGCCATCCAAGAATCTACTCTTCGAATGATTGAGTTCCGCAAGTCTATCATTGAACTATATAATACTGCTTTTGAGAATATTGGAGAAAAGTTCGACGATAAAGGCCAACTTATAGACGATGCAAAGTCATACCTTGAGGGATATATGGATCTGTTCGACATACAGGGAGAACTGGCTCATCCTGATATGTATGATGATCTTATTGCAAAAGAACAAGAAGACAGACAGAACAATGTTGATAAATTAGCTGCGCAACAAGAACTGTATGATCAATTTATGAATTCTGCAAATCCGTTTGAAGAGGGCTCTGAAAAGGCAAAACAATATGAAGAAGATAGAAATGCAGCTGCTATTAAAATGCAAGCAGATATGCATCAAACTGAACTGGATATTCTTGAAAACGACAAAGCTTTGGCTCAATTCAACGAAGACCTAAAGAATCTTTATCTTGAAGGCTGGGATAAGGTAAGAGAGGCATTTGACAATAAGGGTTCCTTTATTGATAACCAGCTTGGTTATATCGAATCTTACATCAGCAGACTTGAGACGCTCAATATTGACGTCCCAGAAAGTGCATATGATGAAATGATTGCAAGACAACGTGCTCGCAATGCAGATAATCAAAATCAGCTTAATTGGGAATATGAAGAGTTAGAACGACTCAAGAGGGAAGTAGGAGAAGACGATGAGCAATATCATGCAAAACTACTTGAAGTAGCTCAGCTTGAAACCGAAACTTATGAGGGACAAACCAAGGTTCTTGAATGGGAACAGAAGATTCTTGATAGTAGATTTGAGAAATTCGAACAGCTTATCGGCAGAATTGATGATTCTATCAATGAGTTAAATAATATCTCAGATTTAATGTCCGATGATGATGTCGCATATGAAGATGGCTCCTGGACAGCAGAAGGTATCTCTCGTGCAGGATTAGCATTCCAAGAGATGGAAATGCAAAAGCAGGTAATAGAAGAATGTAATGAACAATTAGAGGAACAGAAGAGACTGCTTGATGCGGGAGAAATTTCTCAGGACAAATACTACGAGAATACACAGGCAATTAAGGATGCACAATGGTCTGCAATCAAAGCATACGAGGCGGCAGAAGATGCAATTATTGATTTGAATGAAGCTCGCATCGATATGATAGAAGAGGGTATGAATAAAGAAATCGAGGCATATCAAGAATTAATTGATTTGAAGAAAGAAGAACTTGACGCCGAAAGAGATCTTTATAACTTCAGAAAAGATATCCAGAAGCAGACAAAGGACATTAGCACCCTTGAAAGACGAATTGCTTCTATGTCTGGTAGTACGGACGCTGCAACAATAGCAGAGAGAATCAAGCTCGAAGCGGAATTGCGAGACGCCAGAGAAGGGTTAGATGATACTTATTATAATCACGCGATGGATTCTCAGGCAAAGGCTCTTGACGATGAGATGGAGTCTTTTGAAAAGAGTAAAATGGATTATCTTGAAAACCTTAGAGAATCTATTAAGGAAACGGATTTGGTTGTTGAGCAAACATATCAGAACGTTATGGCGAATGCTGACGTTGTTCTTGATACGTTGGTAAACCTGTCCACAGAAAAAGGCTTTACCATAAACGAAAACCTTATTAATCCATGGATAAATGCATCGACCGAATCTGTTATATTTAAGAACACTGTGCATGATGGTGTGCTTAGTTTGATTAACGAAAGTGGCGTAATTACCCTGTTCGGACAAAATGCTCCTGGTTTGTTGTCTAGTGCTTTTGGTGCTGGCTCTGGTGCGGCATGGAAATTTAAGACCGACGTAGAATCATATGTTGGTTTGATTAAGAATTTCTTGACTACCGAATCTCCTGAGCTGCAGAAATATATAGATCAGCCGTGGAAAAATCCTACAAAAGAGAATGGATCTGTGATTACATTTTCTGATAAGGTAAAAGAGTTGTTGGAAAAAGCTGTAGCAGACGCAAAGAGCAAACAAGAAGGTCAATATGGTACCTTAGAGGGCATCCTTAAGAGCCCGTGGGATAACGCTCAAAGCGCTATAACTAATTGGTATTTACACGTTGAGCAAAAGCTAAATGATGCTCTAACAAAGGCAAGAAATATAGGAGCAGAGATTGAAAAAGAACTTACCATAACTACTCCGAATTATATTGGCAATGGTAAGGACAGTGATGGCGGAGGATATAATCCTGGTGGTGGATGGAAAACTGTAACCGCATCGCTGAAAACGGCGTTAGGAACATTTACGGCTATGGGGTATGGTACAGAGAGTCAGGCAAAATCTAATGCCAAAGAAGATGTTATATCCCAGGCATATAGATATTATAAATCTAAGGGATACAGAGATGAACACTTAGAAAAGGTCTATAGAAAAATGTGGGATCAGAATGTTACCTTTTATGCCAAAGGTACCCTCGGTACCAAAAAAGACGACTGGGCTATCACCGACGAAATCGGTGACGAGCTTGTTATGTATGCAACTCCACAGGGTACTTTGTCCTATATGAGGGCTGGATCTACTGTTGTTCCAGCGGATATCACTGAAAACTTGATTGAGTGGGGAAAACTTAATCCTAATATGGATAGCACTTCTACCGCTGTTCATGGTGTCAACTTGATGAGCAATGTGATTAATAAACCAGAAACGAATTTAACATTTGATAGCTTGTTGCATATTGATAATTGTAGCAAAGAAGTCATCCCCGAAGTAAAGAAGATTATAACAGAACAACTAGAAAACTTTACAAGAAAATTGAATTATAATTTGAAAAGAGTAGGAAGCACATAAGATTATTGTAGTAATGGGAGGAGAGTAATCTCCTCCTTTTACTACGCTATTATGAAGTAGTTTAAGGAAGGTGATTTAAATGATCGTTCCTCATCGAATAAAATTTCGAGATAAATTCAATACAGACTTTGATTTAATATGCGGCGCTTCCTTCGAGGGAGAAAGTGGCAACGTTGAATCATTTTTTAACAAAGAAACAACATCGTCCAATTTATACGATGGATCTAGAAGAAATGTACATGGTTATCGATATACAGACGTTATGAATGTGAATATCACACTGATACACCAGGATTATAGAGAAATAACTATGTATGAGAATCGAAAAATTATCTCATGGCTTACTGGAAGTAATACGGTAGAAGAACTAACCGTATATCAAGACGACAGCGAAGTTATTAGTTATAGACTAATTGGAAATATAGTCGGCGTTGAACAGTACAAAAACACAAACGGAAGTATCATAGGATATATTATTACTTTTGAAAACATATCTCCGTATGCATTCTCTCCGGTAAAAACACTAACAAAAACAATTACGGCAGAAGACAATGAGATTGTAATTAATTGCCGTACAGATGTATATGAAAAACCATTATATCCTAAAATTCAAGTGACAATTGGAGATTCTATATATTTGCCCATAAACAAAGATCCAATGGCAGAAACATATGAAATGCTGGACAATACTGTATATAAATATAATGATAAATATTATGTGAAAGTAAATGACGGAAAGCGCGAAATAAAAGTCTTTGCAACAAATATTGAAGATCAAGGACTTGATGGTAGTATGGTTGGTAGTTATTATCTTTGCATTACAGATAGATACATATATCAGTGTATTATAAATGAAAGTGGTCTTCCTGCATGGCAGAAGATAACAAAAGTCGGTGCTGGATTTGAGATTAAAAATACTTATTATGAAAACGGTCAAGATATAACAGCCTCATCTGTGGTAACTGATTGCTATGAAAACGAGGTTATTACCATAGATGCAGATAATCGCATGATTGCAAGTTCCGAAACGCCTATGCGTATAATTGGAGACTCATTCAACTGGGAATGGGTTTATTTTGTTCCCGGAGAAAACCACATTACCGTTGCCGGAGATTGCACAATAACTTTCCAATGGGTTGAACCAATTAAAGTTGGAAATGTATAAGGAGGTAGGTTATGAATTTACCTTCTAATTTATTTGATAATTATACTCCACCGCAAGTATTTTTATGTCAGCCTGATAAAACAATTATTGGCGAATTGCAACCATATGATTTTTCTGCTGTTTTTAAATTCAACACTTACTCAGAAACAACTTTTACAATTAGTAAAACATATATAGATATTCTTGATGGCAAAATGCGTCTAAATCCATATTATTTGCTACTTGATTCTTTAAGAGTTATTTATATTCGTGGTATTGGCCATTTTGTTATTCAAGACGTAAAAGAGAATTTAGCAGAATCAGATACGAAAACCATTACTGCATTTTCTCTTGAGTATGCGACCGCAACAAAATATCTTGATAATTTTAGAATAAATACCGGTGAAGATGATTCTTTAGAATATATATACCATATGCAACAGTATGGGGTTGGTTATTCTATCGATAGACCATATAAAAATGCTCCGACTGCGTTTGATCCATATGAAAGGTATTATATAAAAGAATATACAAGCAATAAGGCGTATGTGTACACTGAAGTACAGATTGTTGACCCAGATTCTTTTGCTTCATATGATGAAGGTTTATATATTAAGGCATACCCAAATATTAGGTTTTATTGGCCAAGCAATCCGGATTTAAGTTTATTGCATATTATTTTCAGTCATATACCAGAGTGGAAGATTGGACATGTTGATAAAGAGCTTTGGTATCAAGAGCGTACATTCAGCGAAGAACGCGTTGCTGTATATGACTTCTTATATAACGCTGCAGCAGAAACATTCAAATATGCTATGGAATGGGACTCCATAAATGGAGAAGTTAATTTTTATATAACCGAAGAGGATGGCATAACGGCAGATAATAATGTGCAGACATTGTGGGATACTGATGTATTTATTTCTCGCGAAAACCTTGCGTCGTCTATTGATGTGTCTTATTCGACAGATGACATTCGTACAAAACTGAAGGTTACAGGCGGAGAGGGTGTAGATATCAGAGACGTAAACCTTGGACAGAATTATATAACTAACTTGTCATTTTACAACGATCCTACGTGGCTAGGCCGTGATTTAGCTATTAAGTACAATAAGTACATGGACGAGGTTAATGGATATACTGACATGTATACTGATCTCATGTCTCAATGGTCTACGGCATATAATGAGCATAATGAGTTGATGAACCATGTTCCTGTTGAACCGCGTGTCTTATTGATTGGCGATCCTTTTGATAAGCTATATTGTACATATAACAATACATATAGTTCCTTAACACATAGTGAAATACAAGAAATGGAAGGGCTTCAACTGGGCGGCAATGTTGATTTATTTAATCGTCCACAAATACCGTCTTCTAAATTAGTTGACGTTGGATGGACAGATGCTGGTGACGGAACATCTACAGTGTACACACATACATATTCAAATGAAGATGAAACAATTGCTATAAATGTTACCCCTATTTTACCAAATGGAGACGTTATGTCACCAGATGAACTTGAAGGTTATGCTGGTGGAATTATTTATGGTGAAATAGAAGACTATGAGAAGTTACAAATTGGTTTTATGTTTGAGGGAGAAAATGCAATCGAAGAGGCTGAAAAGGCAGCTGAACGAATTCACGAGCTGCAAGAAAAATATTATTTAAGTCCAGGCTTAAGTGAAGAGGAATTACTAAATACTCTTAAAGAAAAACTAGGCCTCTATCGTGTTGGTGTTGATGATAATGGAACAATTTCTAAAATAGATAAAACAGACGATATCTTGTTAACTCTTGAAAATAACGCCAATGACTCCGTAACCATTCGTGTAAAATGTATTAAAGCTCCAACAATAGTTATCGACGGTAAAGATACTACTTATTATAAAAATTCTGATTATAAGATTTACTGCACAAAAACCATTGCAAGTTCTGGATTATCACATACGGATGAATATACATTAAGGCAATGGGTTAGAGGAGAATTAACATCAGATGAATTAGGATTGTCTAGCTATGCAGAAACAGGAGCAGAGATATTTGATTTTAAAGTTAAATCTATTGGAACCCTCGGCGCGTATTTATGTATCGCTAAAGATGAGACGGTCAAAGATAATGTTGCAGCCTATGGTATTAGGTTATTACAAGAAAAACAAGGTATCTATACTAAGATATTTATTACCCAAACAGAAGGATATATGTCTAAAGAAGGATTCCGATGTGTTGCAAGCGATAAAGAACCCATAGGTGGCAGTGTTGGTGACAAATGGCTTGATACGAGCAGTAAAAATGCGCGTATATTGATTTGTACAAAGGTAGATAGCAACGGGAAGATGACATGGGAAGAATATAGTGTTAATGAAGATGGCAACGGTAATTTCATTAACAACTCAGCCGATTTTGAAAATTATACACGTTTTATTGAAAACTATAATAAATTGCAGATAGTTCAAGAAGTGCTCGCAGAAAAACAACGGCTTGCTACATACTTAAAAAATGGTTATGAAGTTGAGAGTATGCGAAACATTTTGCCAGATGACCTTGACGGTAAATTTACATATGAAGATAAACAAGATGGCGCAAATTTCCTTGGTTTGACTCGCGCGGTATCTACTTACTTCAATATTGATACATTCACTGTAACCGGATATAGTGGCAAATTCGGTATATTAAAATTTATGTTGCCAGAGAGTTTTAATGACAAGAACGAATATGCTGTGTATGTTACTGGAGGAACTCCATATATTGCATACAGTAGATCACAGGGTGTATGCCTGGCACAAATGAACCGCCTGTCTGAGCTGTCTTCTATGGAAGATTATTTCACAGAGGGAGAATTGATTAGGCTTTCTCCATTTATGAGAGAAGACGAGTATAATGACTCGAACTTTATATTAACAGGATATGAATCAGAAGAAGAACAGATGTCTATTAAAAGAGATCTGTTAGAAGAGGCTAAGAAGGAACTAAAAAAAATATCTCAACCAAAGCTATCATTTGGCATCACTATGGCGAACATAATGGCAATACCAGAATTTGCTCCATTAAAAGGACAATTCAGGCTTGGCAATTTTGTTCGTGTTAAAATTAGAGATGGATACGTAAAAAGAGCCAGGTTACTTGAAGTGAGTATAAACTTCGAAGACTTATCTGACTTCTCTTGTCAATTTGGAGATCTTGTTACAACGAAAGATGAGATTTCTAAAACTGCAGATTTGTTGCAACAGGCAGTACAAGCCGGTAAAACCGTTGCATCAAGTTCAAGTAAGTGGCAAAAGGGAGCAGATAAAGCAACTGCGCTCGATAAAGCAATATCCGAAGGATTAAAAGATGCAGCATTATCTGTGTCTTCGTCTACCGGGCAATCAATTACATGGAACGAAAAGGGAATACTTGGAAGAAAATTAAAAGATGGATCGGATGATACGTATGAAAATGAACAGTTTCTTTTAACCAACAATAAATTAGTGTTTACGAATGACAACTGGAATACGGCCAAAGGAGTATTTGGAGAGTTTAATATTGACTTAGGAAATGGCAAACAAGAAACAATGTATGGTTTATTAGCCGATGCGGTTGTCGGTGGCTACATTGAGGGTTCTGAAATCAAAGGTGGATCACTAGAGATAGGCGGCAAGGGCGGAACATTTAAAGTTGGAAAAGATGGATCCGTTGAAATCAAAGGATCTGACGGTAAGAGTGCTTTTGCCACAGCCAATGATTTTCAACAAGCCACAGGATGGTCAACCGTTATTACATCAAGTGGACCAACTATATTTACTGATAAAAATCAAAAAACTACCCTAACCTGTAGAGTATATTACCAAGGAACGGATAAAACAGGTGAAATACCTGAATCTAAATTTGAATGGATTCGTTCATCAGGAGATTCTAACGCAGACAACGCTTGGAATGAAAATACCGAACATATTGGGAAAAAGGAGATAACAATAACACATGACGATATAAAAAATAACGCAACAATTCACTGTGAAGTCGATATTGAAACAACATAAGAACGGAGAGTAGTTTATATGAAAATTGGACTTACGTCAAACCAACAAACATTTATAGATTTAACAGATGCAACACAATTAGAAATAACAATAGCATCAAATTTGCCAACAGTGCAAATAAAAGACAACACACAAAGCCCAATTACATATTCGCCGTCTTGGGAAGATACAAACTTGGTATTAAAACCTACAGTATTTTTAAATTCAAAAGATATAACATCATCTGTTGTTGATTCAATTACATGGCAGAGGCAGGATGGTGCGTCGCCACCTGTTAGTCGAATTGCAAGCGAGACTGTTGCTAATGGAATACTGACCGTATCAACAAATACTTTGTCTGAGTCTTCAAGCGGTATTATTACATATATTTGTACCGTTACAACAGATGGCAAAACAACAACGGAAAAAATTTCATATTCTTTAATTTCATCTGGAGCAACTGCTACATCAGATAATGCTAGTGTTACTTTCAAATTATATGCACCAAATGGATATATATTATCAAATACAATAGAATCATTGGAATTAAATACAAGTGCATATGTTGGTAGTACACAAATTGGACTTGGAGAGGCGACTTATCGGTGGTATGCCCAAAACGACACAAATTGGGAGCTTATCCAAGATGGTACCGCATCATCGTATGTTGTTACAAGAAGCTTTGTTAACCAATTCAAAAACTTTAAATGTGACATGCTGTATAAAGGAAACACCTATACAGATACCATTTTAGTTGAAGATAAGGGAGACACATACAATTCTGTTATATGTATATCAAATAACATGAATACAGCAACTGGTCGCTATTATTGGATAATGTATACGCTGGTGTACAACCAATATGGAGAAATAGACCCGTTATATGGACCAATATCCACTAGTGAGCCAGAATCGCCATTAGTAAATGATTATTGGTATGCTATAGATGAAACAAATTTGACTATCAAGTTAAAACAGTTTGATGGTACTGCATGGATTGATACCAATGATACACAACAATTAGATTATTGCTGGAGTGCTATAGAAAATGGCAGCACGAATATAGCAATTGGCGATGTAAATAAAGTGCAAATGATATCTGCGCATGATTTTACTTCTACAGTGACATTGTTGTGTGAAGTTATGAGTGAGGATGGTATATTAACTAAATCCACATTAAGCCTTACAGACACATCCGATCCTATTGTCTCTGATAGCGAACCTCAAAGCGCTAAGCATGGACAAATTTGGATAAAAAAGAACGACGATGGAAGTTTTTTAATGTTTGTTTGGGATGGTATTGTACAAACATGGGTTATGCCTGATGATGGCACAAACAGTCAAGTATACACCAGTAGACCATCTAAATATAATGTCGGAGATTTATGGATTACTTCGTCTGATGATGACCATGGATCTTACTTACAAGGAACATTGCTACAAGCACAGGCTGATAATACTGTATACAACGCAAGCGACTGGAGTCCTACACTAAAATACGATAAAGATATCGAAGACGTAAAGTTGCAGTTGGATAATTTAGCGCAATACGTGACGATCAATGCAGATGGATTGCGCATTGGGGCAAAAGATGCAAATGGTGTTTTTAGTCCGTTTACAAGCTTATTCACGTCTGAGGAATTGGCATTCTATCAAAATTCAGACAAGCTGCTGACTCTTGCAAATAACAAATTAACTGCTCCAAGTGTTGAAGTGGAAAATAATCTTCATGTTGATGGTTCTATTAGTCTAGATTCATTACGTCTTGTGAAAGAAGACAATGGAAGCTTTAGCTTCTCAGTATTTGCGTAAGGAGGTGAGATACGATGGCTTCTGGAAATTTTATTTCAAGTACAGGTACCAATCTTAATTTATATGTTACATGGTCATCCACTACTGATGTTAGCTCGAATACATCTGTGGTTACAGCTAAGGTGTATATGCGTAGTTATACCATTAGTGGTAAGGCGTTGACAAATTCTTATATTACTATTAACGGTAATAAAAAGAGTTTTGCTGGAACGTCGTTAAATAAAACTTCAAGTTCTTTAACTGATACTTTGTTGACAACACATTCGACGACCGTGTCACATAATACCGATGGCAGTAAATCTATAGTAATTACAGCAAATCTTGAATTTAACGGAACTGTGTCTGGAAAGTATTTATCAAACATTACAGCCTCAAAAACAGTAGGTTTGGATACAATTCCTCGTGCATCCAGTTTTACTATTCCAAGCTCTGTTAATACTGGTTCCAACTTAAACGTGAGTATCTCACCTGCTAATAGTAGTTTTAAACACAGAGTTCAGCTTCTTATTGATGGAGCTGCAAAGTATACAAGTAGCTTTATTGCCGCTGGAACAACTTCATTTTCACACCCTATACCGCATGGATGGCTACCTAACCATACTCTTAAAGTAATGACCGTGCGGGTTTTAACGTATACTTCGTCTGAGGCATACATTGCCGAAAAAGAACGTACTATAAATGTCGTGGTGCCATCAAATATCAGGCCGTCAGTTACTGCCTTAACACCATCTCTTTATGGTACTGGACTAGATGGACAATACATACAGGGCAAATCGCAAGTGAAATTAGTAGCTACCGCTAAAGCCGGAGATGGAGCAAGCGCGGTGATAAGTTCGTATACTTTTAAAGGTGCAAATATTTCAGGAACATCATCTGAATTCACTGGTAATAGTAATACAAAGACTAGTAGTGTAATTAACAAATCTGGAACGATCACATACCAGGTTGTTGTCAAAGATTCAAGAGGAAGGGAATCAGAACCATTCTCTACATCAATTAAAGTACATACATATGCCACTCCGCAAGTAAAATTAATTTCGGCACAAAGATGCTTGGCTGATGGTAAATTAGACACAAATGGCACTTGTGCAAAGGTGACTGTAAAAATAAGCTATGTTAGTATAGATGGACATAATAAGGTTACATTAAAGCTTTTTAATAGTAAAGACAACTATACTGTAGCCAAGACCGTTATTGATGCAAACAACACTGAGGATACATATACTGGTGTGTACGGTGGTGATTTTGAAAATAATCAGAGTTATACAATTCGAGCGACTATAACAGACTCGATGGGTGGTAAGCATAATAAAACTACCACATTGCAAGTTTCTGAGAGAACAATCAATATCGCGAAACATGGCAATGGTGTCGCTATTGGCGGTCTAAGCACTGTAGAGCGTCCGACAGACGAAAATAATTTACCAAAATTTGAATGTAACTGGGATGCATATTTTAACGATAGCTTATTTGTCACAAACAAAATTACTTGCAATAATCCTTATGATGCACGTAATTTTAATATTAACTGTTATTGGAAAGATGGAAGTACACATGATATCTTGGTTCGGAGTAATGACGGTTTAACAACAGGTCTTGGATGGGTTGGAAGCGACGACTATCCTACCGTATTAGATCTTCGTCCTACGAAAGTAAAAGTACGAGGTACAACAGATTTCTACGTAGGTAATACGTTAACATTTGAGACGGATAAGGACGATCAAAGTGAATACATACGATCCGTGCCTACATATAACCGTACATATGACGCATCTCCGAACGTATATATTACAAGCCTAGGCACTTTTGGCAGAGGCACGTCATCGTCGCAAAGATACAAAACAGATATAGAGAACGTTAAAGACGATACGTTAAACCCATATAATATCCTTAGTATTCCAGTTAGACAATTTAAGTATAACAAGGATAATGTCCCTGTTAATAAGTGTGTCGATGATTTATATATTGGTTTAATCGCAGAAGAAGTAGAAAAAGAATATCCTGCTGCGGCAGAATATAACGAAGATGGACAAGTAGAAATGTGGAATATTAAAGCCATTGTTCCTGCGATGCTTAAAATTCTGCAAGACCAACAAAAAATAATCGATGAACTAAAACAGAAAGTAGATGATCTAGAGATGAACACACCATTATAACTTAAAGGGGATTTTATTATGAACGAAGTGTTAGAAGTTATCAAAAATATTGCGGCTGTAGTAGGATGCTTGTCTACTTGTGTTGCATTTTTGACACTGATTATTAAACCATTAAGACAGAGGATTGTTAATAAGTTTGCCGAGAAGGCACAGAAGCAAGCAATAGAAACTAAAATAGATTCGATGAGTAAAAAAATAGACACCGTAATGGATGACAATAAAACGCAACAATCTGAAATAAAAGAAATTAAAAGAGAAATTAAGCACATAAAAGAAAATGTACTTGAAAACGAGGCAGATAGGATTCGCGCAGAGTTATTTGATTGTGGCAATAGATGCCGTAGAGGAATTAGATTGCATCCAGAAGAATTTGAACACATAAAGGAAATATTCCGAAAGTATACGGATGTTCTCCATCAAAATCATGAGGGTGAAACTGAGTATAATTTTATCCACAATTATTATAATAATCAGCATTTTCCGTCCTATCACGAAAAGAACGACGAAAAATAACTCGTGATGGAGGCTGATTAGTGTGAAAAAGAAAATAGAGACTTCAAAAAAGATAGCATGGTTTTCTGGCATTTGTTTTGCTGCATCACTAATTTATAGCATGTTTATATATTCTTATGGCGTAATATATGACAAGATGTGTGACTTTACATTTTTAATTACATTGATTAGTGTAACTGGATCTGCATTTGCTACAACATCTGCCTTTTATTATAACAAAGCACGCCACGAAAATGTAATTAAGATACAAAAATATATCTTAAAGATTAAATACTTAATATTAAAAAGCATTGGATTATTAGATGATTATCGTGTGCAAGCAGAATTAGATAGCGAATTATCTAAAATAGATATTAGTATTGAAAACGAAGTTTGCGAAACAAATCAAAATATTATACAGAGCGAATAAGGAGAAATAGGTTATGGAATTAGTTCAAGATTTATTATACATATTGCTTACTGCGGCAGTTCCCGTATTAACAACGTATCTTTGCAAGTTTCTTTATGAGAAATGGACTGGAAATAAAGATTCGGTTAAAAATGAGCACATAAAGGCAGTATTAGAACAGGTTGTTTCTATGGTGTGTGATGTTGTGGCTGCTACAACCCAGACATATGTAGACGAGCTTAAGAAGAACGGTGAGTTTACAAAAGAGGCCGCAACGGAGGCATTTAAGAGAAGTAAGGAGACTGCAATGCAGTTATTAACAGAAGAAGCAAAAGATATCATATCTAAAGTATATGGTAACATAGACGTATATCTAGACACACTAATTGAGGCAACCGTAAAGAGCCAGAAAAAAATTGGTTAAAGAATTTAAGGAGTACAGACAATGATCTGTTCTCCTTATTTTTTTACGTTTTTATTCTCAATATATCCCTTTATAATGTCGATGATCCAGGAGTTAACTGTCGAGTATCCTTCTGCTATTGCACATTTTTCTATCTCAAATTTAAGCTGAGGATCTACTCTTAGAGTCATTACTTTCCGTTCTTTTTCCATATAACCACCTCTATTTTAATACTATCATAAGATAAAAATGATGGCAATATTTATACGAACGATAGCATGAATTATTTGTGTGCGATAGGGGAGAATAGATTTGAATTACATGGTAATAATATAGATACAATTTTATTATCATATTTGCTTCCAAATTTTTAGGAGTCACCATAACGGTGGCTCCTATTTTTTATTTGTTTTGAAATTCTTGTTCTGCAAGCTTAAATGCTTCGGTCGGTTGTATATGTCTTTCTCTGCCGATTTCAGCTGCTCTTTGCCATATCGGATCGTCTTGATATAATTTGTCATTTTCCATAGCGTCAAGAATTTGCTGATATATTTTTGCTTTCTCTCTTGAATAGCATGCGATTTTTCTTGGATTGGTTATCATAATATCATCTCCTTATATTTATTATCTTATACGTTTCACCCATTTGCAAATCTTTAATAGTCCCGTAAATGTTACATTGAAGATACATCTATATCCCTGTATGTACCCTTCAGTGTATAAATTAAATAACATATACGCATCGTCTTTAGTACCAACTACATAATTCTTATCTCGCGCTCTTGGCGTGCGTACTATAATGCCAGCGCTTTCAAGTTTATTGACGATTGGCATGAATACACTGTAATATCCTTCTTTATATCCTTTGCTTGCAACACGCTTGTGCAAATCTCCGAAGTGAAATTCTTTTAACTCAAACATAGTATCAATAATTGCTTTCTTATATATGTCTATTGATCCAAGGCTTATGTCTATGTGTCCGCTCATAACTTCATTTAGATTGCCGTTCATAAAAATATCTATGCCGCCATTATAATTCACAACAATTCTTTCTACAAGTAACTTTAATTGTTTAACAGTTAGCGCATCACTCGTAATGATTTCATCAAATAATAGTAGTGCCTTGTTTAATCCACTCCTTACTTCCTTGCTCGATTGAGAAACGCTTTGTTGTTCATTAATTTGAGTTTTTAAGGATTGTATATAGCTTGATTTATCATTTATTGCTTGCTGGTAAGTTTCTTCAAGTATATCCTTCATTGCAGGATTTTTTATAATATCTTTGACCTTTTGCTCCATGAGGATTTTTAGTTCATTTGTTGTCTTTGATAATTCTTTTTGTAGAGCTTCTATTGAATTAATAGCATTAACGTCGCATACTTGTTTTAATTCCTTTTGAATGATATTATCTAAGTTTTCGATTGCTCCCTTCAAACTATGTCTGCACTGTCTCAGATATACTTTAACAAATTCCGTCAATTCATCTTCATATACTCTGTTATGATTGCAATAATTTGCGCCATAAGAATTATAGGTAGAACAAACATAATATCTTCTTTTATTAACTCCACTTCTTGGTGTTAATGGCCTTCCACAGTCACCGCAGAATATCAATCCGGTAAATATATTTACATGCTTTCTTACACCCTTATGATGTTTGGTAGCCCTTTCCGCTTTAACCTTCTGAGCGAGATAAAATGTCTCTTTGTCTATAAGTGCTTCATGGTGATCTGGGAATATAATATTTTCGCTTTTATCTCTTTTAATGTTTTTGCCGTGAATTCCTATTACTTGCATTTTTCTTTGTATCAACGTTCCAACGTAGAATTCATTAGCAATTATTCTCTTGACGTGTGTTGCAGACCATAATGTGGCGGCAGTCCTTTTGCTTGGCTCCAAACCATTTTCTTCTCTAATTCTTTCTAGTGCCTGCGTTGGAGTTGGAATTTTTTCGTCGTTTAACATTTTAGCAATATTCATGCTTCCATATCCATTCACATAAAGATCAAATATTTTTTTAACATATACGCTTGTTATAGGATCAATCTCGAATGTATGTTTTTTGCCGTATATTCTTCTGTATCCGTAAGGAACATTACTGCTAATCCACTTGCCTTCTTTTTGTTTTGAGTGAATTACAGCGCGAACCTTTTTACTAGTGTCTTTAACAAGTTTTTCATTTGCCCACGTTGTAATACCAAGCATCGAGTCATCGTCTGTGAGATTGTTGTAATTATCTCCTATACTGATTAGTTCAACGCGTTTTTGGATTAGGTCTTCGTTGAATAATTGTACTCTTGCATTATGCCTTCCCAATCTTGATAGATCTTTGACAATGATACCTTTAACTAAACCATCATCAATATCTTGTTTTAATCTATTGAATGCTGGTCTGCTCCACAAGTATCCGCTTATGCCGTCATCAACGTAAAATTCAGTGATTGTGTAGCCATGTTCGTTGGCGTATTGCAATATAATTTTTCTCTGATTAGCTATAGACATAGACTCAAAGTTGCAATTATCGTCGTCGCTTAATCTTACATATGCAACTCTTTCTTCTAACATTGATGTACCTCCTATGTTATTTATATGTACCTTGAATGTATTATAACATAGGATATGAAATTATGTAAATAAAAAATTATGAATTAATTTTATATTGAATCAATTTTTTTATTATTTCAACTATATCGTTATTGCCACCGATAAATGTAACAACTCTATAATCATTGTTTGTATATTTTTGTATATCTTCGTCTTTGTTTTTATGTATATAAATTGTCCTTTTTTCCATATAATCACCTATAAAAAAATAGCGACGATATTTCTACCGCCGCTATGAAATTGTTATTTGTCTTTTTGTAAATAACCAAAACATGTGTTGTTTATTTTGATATATGGCACATAGCCATTCCAATTAAAATGATAATATGCCCTAAAATACATTACATACTCAGGCATCGTACATCCATTTTGGAGCACATAATCTACGGCTTCATAATTTTTATTTGTAGGTGTTGTCTTTGGTATTAGATATGCTGGAGAAAATTGATTTTTCGCATAAATTACATCTTTCAATGTTTCTCCCCAATAACCATTTTGCCACCTATTAATAACCACAGACGCAACAGCTTTTTGACAATCAAGGCTTTCAATATTAGCCTCCTGATGTACTATTCTTGCGAGCATTTCACGCTCTTCAGCGGTTATATTGTACACATATGTCGGCTCTACTTCTACAATGACTTCTTTGATTGCTTCTACTGGAACTTCTTTTACAATCTCTTTTTCGACGACAACTTCTTTTGGCACCTCTACTATCTGAGTTTCAACCGATGGATTCATTAATAGTGCTGCAATAAAAACAATCTGTAGGATAATAATAGATCCCAAAATTGTTATAGTTCGATAGTACGATTGCTTATCCATTAGTAGAGCCAAAACCTCCGGTTCTAGTTGCAGTTACGTTGTCGTCTTTAACAGTGCCGTACTTAATAAAGATACCCTGCCCTATTCTATCGCCTTCTTTAATCTCATAAGAAGTGTCGCCGAGATTTAGAAGTCTGAAGCCGATATTGCCACCAGTAGACTCATTATCCCAGTAATCAGAATCTATATTTCCAATTGTATTAGCAATCATAACGGGCTGTTTTCCCATACTAGATCTAGGCATAATAAGTAGAGCGTTGTCATAATACATGTGTGCACGCACATCAGTCCAAATCATTACCATTTCTTTTGGTGGAATAATTACATTTACCGGACTATAAAAATCATATCCAGAGGAATATTTTGTTGCTCGCGTAGGGAGCTTAATCTCCCCCTTGTTCTTTCTATACTCGTCTTTTACAACTTCAAAAAATCTTGCCATAATATTTACTCCTTACATAAACAATTCGAAGATTTTACTCATAGGAGAGTTGTCGCTATTATAAAAGTTTTCATAAGAGTGATAATCTCTCAGATATGTATGCAGAAGCTCATAATAACGCGCTTTTGCTTCATCTAACTCTTTCTTGCGTGTCTCTTTTTCTAAAGCAAGCTCTGCCTTTTTTCTATCCGCCTCGTCTTGCTTCTTCTGCTTGATTATTTCTCCAAGGTGCGCATATTCTGCTTCCAGTTCTTCGATCTTCATTTCTTTTTCACCGTACATAATTCATCTTCCTTTCAATCATTTTGTGTTGTTAATCTTCTACTTTGATAATCTTGTATTTGCCACAATTACATTCAGTCTCTTCGCCTTTTGCCAGCGATTCTCTGAATGCAGAGCAAACACATTTTGTTGATTCATTCCATTCAAGAGCGCATGGGCAATATCCTCGCGTCTCTTGCAGTTGTCTATTTACCTCTGCGACAAGCGCTTTGTCGTCACCAAGAACAATTTTATATTTAACCATTATGATATCCTTTCAGCATACTGATTTGATGATGCTAATTTCACACCCAAAACAGCATCGTAATGTGGCTCTTCGTTTGGAACAAAACGACCAAACTTGATAATAATGTTTTTACATTGCTGAATCTTATTATAAGCTTCTTTTAATGAATCAAAGCCGTTGACCAGTTCATCTTTTCTATACCCAGTATATATGACAATATCATCATTAGTATATTTACGAAATTCTTTAACTAATTCCGGCAATGCCAATGGACTATCAAAAGGTTCTAATCCAGCACAGATAATTGCATGGGTTATTGGATTATTAATATATCTTTTAACCAATATATTAACGTCAATTTCTATATTTGGTGATTTGGCAAGAGAGCTGTTTTGACACAGCCTCTTACCACATTTCCAACTACAATATGGGAATCCGATTACCATTGATGGTTTTTTGTAACTTGTAAAATCTTCGTCTCGAATTTCTTTGATAATCATTTAATCACCAATCAGAGATGTTTCGCCATACATAGCGGCGGTATCATACCATTCTCTTGCAGAAAATTCCTTAAATCTTTCTTTGCTATAAGACTTAGAAGGAGTTAGGAATCCAACAACTCTTTGATATGTATCGCATGCATGCTCTCCACACTCAGGACAAATATCGCTATCTACAAAACCGTGATGGTTTTTGCAAACATTGATTTTTGTGTTATAGCAGAAATAAATGACGCCCTGGCTAGCAATGTAATTAAGCATCTCCCATGCCATCTCAGTATTTGGGAAATTATTATCGATGTTAATGTGGGCTATTGCGCCACCTGAACACTTATTATCGAGAATTGCGCTGGTTCTAATCTTTTCGTTGATAGTACACTTTGCTGTAAGCGGAATCCACTGATTACTATAGATAAAGTTATCATGAACATCAAATAGAATATTGTCTTTAGCACAAAGTTTTACTGCCGCCTGTTCAGCCGGGACACTTTCAATGTTGAAGGAATATTCATCAGTAAATCCATCTTTTGTTTCATTGAGCACATCAAAGATCTTGCTTGCAAAATCCATGCCATCTTCGGTATAGAACTTGTTGCCAAATTCATCTGTATCGATATATCCAAACTTCTCCATTGTTTCGTAGAGGCCGAGAATTCCAACTGTACAATACTGTTTATCCATTTCTATGCCGCCGTCACAATAATTAGGAAGTAGTTTCTTTTCAATATTTCTCTGAATAATATGTCTAACTCTATCAAGAACCTTACAACATAAAACAGTTCGTTTCTTGAGTAGATTCAAATATTTCTTTTCAGATACCTCATCTCCAAGTTCATAGAAGATATGCACGAGGTTGATTGTATTAACCTTAACAGAACCAATGCTGAGCGCTGTTCCACCAATAGAGTTAATGAATCCTTTAAGCTTAGACGTATCGGAAAGAAGTCTACAACAGTTACTGAGCGTTGTTACATCACCGCTTACAAAGAAGTTTGAGTCATTCCATTTACAGTTATGATCAGAACACCATCTCGCAAATTCTTCGTCTACGAACTTTCCATCTTTATAAAGAAGAGAATATGTCAAAACGGGAAATGTGAACATGTTTTCTTGTCTAATCTCAGATACAACTTCCATGAAGATTTTTTGATGTTCGATAAATTCGTCTACATAGTCAATTGCAAATGTTCCATCTGGGAATTCGAGTCCGCCAAACAGAGCTTCATAATATTCTTTGTCAAAGATTGAAACATTTACGAATGCGGACTGATCGATTCGCATAAATGGCTGATTCAGTCTATAGATGAGTTTTTGGAACGACTGTCTAACATAATAATCAGGATTGTTGATAATAAATCCGCTTTCACAATCTTTTTTCCAGAAATAATATGTCCATACAAGAATATTTGGAATTCCAACTGCCCCAGAAGATCTATTAGACATGAAACTGATGAATTCAATTACATCATCGATAAATGTGGTCAAGTGCTTAGGAGGACGTGAATTATAATTATTCAAGAAGAAAAGTCCTTCAGTTGCCAATCTGCTAAGATCATATGCATAACAATAAGGTACATATGTCGTAGACGGGAAGTCGTGCAGATAAAAACCGCCAGTATATTCCGTTTCAAGCCATTCCTTTGCTGTTTTCAAACCATACTTCTTTTTAATTTCGTAAAAGATTTTATTGGCTGCAATGACTTTATCGATTGATTTACCTTTTTCAGTTCTGAACGATGCAATGTCTTTATTAGAGGCATTTGCGTTTGAGTCTATTGTGACATCTGCCACATTTTTATCGACAAAAGCATCAATAAAATCAGAAAAGTTCATTTGAGAACTATGTATGCCGTTAAGGATTTCAAAATCTTCTCCATATTTTTCTCTTAAATTATACAGCGCTCTTTCAAAATCTTTGTTAAATTTAAGTTCAATATCCATATTTTACTGTTCTCCAATCCATTTCACGGCATCCTTAAAGTCCATAATTACTCCGTTTACTTCAAGCTTTGGAGCTTCCTGAAACCCCTTAGTCTTCATTACTTCTACGTCATTAACCTCTTCGTATTGAATGCCGGCGCCTTGCAGTTTTCTGGCAATAACAAGACATCTTGGGCAATGCGTTGAATATAAAATTACCCTCTCTCCCATTCTTGATTCTTCCTTTCTATATCTTCAATAAATTTTTCAATTTCGCTCCAATTGTAAGCTCGATTGATATCATAAGAAAAATCTTTTGTAATGCTTCTGTTGTATGGATAATCCAAGCAAATACGTTCACAGATATTGCCAATCAGATTATCTAAATGGTCATCTATCATTACATCCACTCTCAGCATGCTTTTATCCATAATACGGATAATATGATCGGTTGGAATAAACGGATAGAATGTGGATACCCATGAGCATTTCCATTCAAAGTTGATTGGATCTGTTGCCGTTGCTAGATAAATGCGGTGTCCTTTCTGCGACAGTCTCTTAAGTGTTTCGCGTGCTCCCGGAAGCGGTTTAAGAGAGTCCCAAAGATCCTTCTCCTTAAAAAGCGAACAGAGTGCATCGGCATCACATTTAGGCATGCATTCCGCAAAATTATAAGACGTCAAATCTGACATTTGAAGTTTCTTATTAAAGCGTGAATTATAAATTTCCAACATTTTTTCGCCGAGGTTGTTTAGGCAGTTATCAATGTCAACACAGATAATCATTCTGTAGCGTCCTCCGTATAGTTTTTCCAAACTCCTTTTACATCAGAGAGCCATTTTAGCATAGAATAAGCTTCTGCAAAATCAATATTTGAAATAACCCATTCTACGTCCATATTCTTTTTCATATTTCGGAACTGTTCACGCTCTGATAGACAACGGCTGCGATATACATCCATATCATCCCCACGCATTTTTGCCCGCTCTCTACGAGTGTCTTCTGGTACATTTATATATACTGTAACGAGTCGTAAGTTTGGAAGATTTAGCGCCTTAAGAGATTCGACACCTGTAGGGTCTATAATATAATAATCACACTTATACAGCTGATCGATGGTGGACCAATAATGGTTGCCGTTAATGCATGTATAGGCAGCAATCTCATTGTCTTCTCTCATCTGCGTATATGTATCTTCGTCAACGAAAATGTGTGTATCTCCCTCATTGATTCTTCGTGGTCGTGTAGTATATGAGATGATTTGATTTAGATGATTTCGACGGCACAGTTCATTTACCAGTGTATCCTTCCCGCAAGAAGATTCTCCCATTATGCACATCAACACATGCTCTTTATCATTCATTATTATCAAACCTCCTTGATTAGAAACACTACGACCGGTGCCATTGGACCAGCATAAGGAATGGATCTCAGTGTATTATATTCAATCCAGTCAATTGCATCTTGTTCAGATATGTTATCGTCCTCCATTAATTCACGAACCATAGAGTCGTAGCAATAAACTGCTTGACCATCTGTCGTTATACCAATAATAGAGTTATCAAAGGATGGATTATCAAAGACCAGTGTTTCATCATCCAGCTCTGCCCTTACGTCTTCGTTAATTGCCATCTGACTGCACCTCTAAACAGATTTCCTTAAAGTATGGAAGCGTTTCAAATACGCCACATATTTGAATCCATTCGTCTAGTTTATGGTTCTTGCGTGCGCGATGCATATTTAGAATATTTTCATATGTTAGAGTACAAGTGCGCATCTGGTTATAACTTGACGGTAGAAGCTGAATCATTTGCTTCCAATATTTTTTGTCTTTTGTTTTAATATATAACTCTCTATAAAAGTTCAGAGCCCGTGTTACCATAGATAGAACTCCAAGAGACGTATAATAATTACCGGGTGTTGTGCACAAAATTTCTTCTTCGGATGAGTTTGTTCCGTCAAGTAAATCCTCACAACTAAAATCCTTGGTGGTAAATTCTTTGTCATGGATCTTATGCATCGTAGAACACGAGTTGACCACCGTTCCCACTTTATAAGTATCAAATTCCTTCCACCAATATAGCGGTGCAGTAATGTCCACGGAAACGAAAATCTGTCTTAAAAACTTGCGGTGATCCGAGCCGGACTTAGCGAGAGATCGTGCCAGTTTAAGGTCGTTTTCACCAATCACAAATCTGCCTGGGTGCTCCGATAAGTCCCAAAAACTATCACTCTTGTCCCAACTGTTCATAGGATTACGCATGCCACGTATTGCACCATCAAAATTGAAAACATTTATTCTTTCAATCTTAATCAAATCTTATTCACCTTCCTTTAAAATACAATATTTCATAACTCTTTGATAATCAGACGAATCAAACTTTTGATAATCATCCCATTTTATTGCTGTCTTAGGTAAATCAACAAGACCTCTAACATCATAAGCATTATCATCAAAAACAAAGTAAAAATGACACAAAACCTGATCATACCAAATTACACCATCAGGAAATCTTCCTTTAAGCATATAAGTAAACCAGTAGCACAATCCGTTTAAGTAACGATCATCGCCGTCAAATAATGATATAAATTTTTCTATTGAATTCATCTTTAATCTTCAATTTTTCTAATGCCATGATATTGACAAGCACATTCTAAACAACAGAAGTAATTGCCTTCATCGTCAATATGAATTTCGCCTGAATCATCATAGATATCTTCTCTGCACTCTTCGCATCGAGCAATTTGACGCGGCTCAAAATCATCCATTATCAGTACCCTCCTCTAATTCAAATTTTTCTTTCTCGTAAAGAACGCCGTTTTTTGGAGGGCGAGAAATTGCGTCTTGAGGAATGAGTCTAGATCCGCGTGACATATCTCCGTATGCTTCTGACATTACAGAGTCCCATTGTGGTTTAGTGAGCACACAAATAACTTTATCCTTAAATAAAGGGGCGGCATAAGGAAGTGTTTGATGCGCTTCATATGTAAAGTTATATCCACGCTTACGAATACGCTCTACTAATGCTCTTTTGCGTTCTTCAGTAAATGAAACTGTTGGATAATCACTCAGATAACTACATACCCATCCGATTACTGGCTGACTCATATTTCGTCCTCCTGGCTTTTAAGAAAGTTCTTAATCAAATCTTGCTCTGGCTGTCTAGTAAGATTTTCTTTTGCCCAATGCAGATAGGAAATATCAATCTTAGCAATCTCAGGAATTGTATGCCCCTTCATTTTGCCGAAGTTGATTGTATAGGTATTGACGTCAGGTAATTCCATTTTAGGCTGTTCGAAATTATCAAAAGCCATAGTAAGATCTTTTCTACTAGCAAGATAGTCGGCTAGATGTACAAAATGCTGATATATGCTTGCAGGTTTTGGTAGAGAAACAGAGCTCTTTTTATCAACATTCCACTGCCCCATATGCGATTCAATGCAGTTCGCCATAAACTCAATCTCTTCATGATTAAGATACTTACCATCAAAACTTTTAATCACATTTGCCATTTGCATAGGGTGATCAAATTTGGTGAATTTAGATCTTTCATAATCAGACTGTTCTCCGCTCTTACGTCCGTCATGCACAAGTCCGGCTACACGCATTAAGTCCATTTGACGGCTTGTAAATACTGTATTGTATTGCTCAAGCTCGAAAAAGAAGTTCAGGAATCTTACGACGGCAATCTGATGTCGCATAAGTCCACCTACGCCAAGTGAGTATGCAGGATGATATTTGCCTGTTGAGGAAGCGCCAACTTCCCAAATATAAGCCGGAAGTCCATCTACAAGAACTTTTGCAAATTCTCGAATATCCTCGTTAACAATAGTTGCAAGGATTGGAGCAACCATATTACTCTGCTGTTCCGTCATCTTCATTTACCTCTTCCGAATCATTTTGTTCTGTAAGCTGTACAGAAATCAGTTTCTTAATCTCCGCCGTCATTCTTTCATAATCGCGCAAAGAAACTTTGCCGGGCTTTACAGTGTGCTTTTGAATTGCGGCAAAAACTGCAGCACTAATCATCTTTGCTCCAATTTTCATTCCAGATGTTCTCGTGGATTCAAACCACTGAGTGATGACCTTCTTTAGATCGTCTTCATTGGCATTTTTAATTTCTGCAACCGCAGCTGATACCTTTTCTTCTTCCATATTTATTTCCTTTCTATATTGATTTATAATATTATATCACAATCATTTTGTATTGTAAATTGACGAACTGCACAAACTTTAACGATATAATATATGCATTATATATAATTTATCGTCCTAATAATTCGTCTGGTAGAGGCAATCCTTTTTCGTGACAAAATTCAACCACTAGATCCATTGTAACGTCAATAACCTTGGCCATCTTCTTTTCATATACTACCTTTGTTCCATATCTCTTAAGCCATTTCTTTTTGATGCGCTTCTTTTTATGCGTTCTAACTGGAACAAGTTTTGGAATTTCGGTTTCTTTTAGAACGGCGTATTTGTCTGCTTCTTTTAACATTTCCTGGGCAATGTCTTGTAAATTCATATAATGTCTCCTTTTTTATTTATCACCGATATTATGACGACAATAACAATTTTCGCAATATATATTACCATCATCGACGGTAATAAAATCTCCTGTAATCCAATGACCACAACAGTTGCACTGCAAAGTTTCCGCATATTCTCCGCCACATTCTGGACAAGCATAAAATACTTCAAATGGGCCATGATCCATACCATGGGTTTCTGTATATTTCTTCGGCACTTCAAAAATTTTTCCACAATCCAAACATATGAACATTTTATCACTCCCAATCATTCTGTCGTGTTTATTTTATATGATGCGATTGATTTTGTCAAGAGATCATCTTAAGAAACTCTTCTTCTGTAATGATTGGAATATTTAATTCAACGGCTTTCTTGTATTTACTACTGCCACTTTGTTCATTTGTAATTAAGTAATCTGTTTTTGAAGAAACTGATCCGGCAGATTTTGCACCAAGAGAAACAATTTTTTCATTAATACTATCTCTGGTGAATTTCGTCAATTTTCCTGTCACGCATAGGGTTTTCCCGCTAAATGGATTTGCTTTGATTTCGACTTTTTCTGGTTTAATAAAGTTCATCTCAGCGGCAAGATCGCAAATTTCTTTCTCGTTTTCTGCAAAGTACTTCGTGATATTTGAAGATGTAATACTGCCAATGTCCTCTAAATCGGACCAATTGAAATCATCCTTAAATGCCTTAAGTAGTTTGTCGAAATCGCCGTCAAAAGCTGCGGAAATAGTCTTGGAGGCTGACTTTCCGACGCCGTCAATAGAGAGTGCCGTGATAAAGTTTTCTAGTTTAACGTTTTTACTTTGTTCAATTGCATTGAGGAGTTTATCCACAGACTTCTTGCCAAATCCATCAAGCTTCATCATGTCTGATTTATTTACGTCTAAATAATAAATATCAAGGAAGTTTGTAATCCATCCAAGTTCAATGAATTTTTCCAGAGTGGCTTCGCTTAAGCTGTCGATATTCATCGCGGGTTTAGATACGAAGAACTTCAATCTGCCAAGTAATTTGCCTGAACAGTTATTATTTTTACATACCAAAACTTCGGATTCATTCTCCTTCACAACTTCTGTTTCATGTCCGCAAACCGGGCAGTACTTAGGCGGAATTATAGGAGAATCGCCATCTTGGAGGCAAGAGTCAATCTGCGGAAT